TCTCGTTGGTGGATTTTGTGGTGCTATTGTATTAGAAGTTAATCGGTATTTTAATTCCATGACGGTCAATAATATTTTTATTGATTGTATATTGAAATCAAATGACGCAATTGCTTATGGATTTGGTTATGGTGCTAGTACAACTATTTGTGACGTTTATAGAATTGGTTATCATGAAAGATATTCAATGGTTGATAGAAATGGCGTTTTGACCAATTGCACAAAAATTTCTGACGCAGAATGTTGGTCATATTTTAATTTTGCCAATGTTCCGTATAGCAATGTTTATGTGAAATTACATAAAGACCCTTCTATAACTACATATTATGCTATATCAAATACCTATTCGTCATATTCGGCTTGTTATGCTGATAATTCGGAGTTTTCTCCGATTATAGCGTCGGGCATTGAATATAAAAATCTTTCTAATATAGATTATTCAATAAATATATTACCAAATATTAATCATAAATTGTTTAAAAAAGAGTGGAAATCTAAATTAGAACCACTCAACCTAAACAAAGATTCAATATATTTCAAAACTAAAGATGGTTATGTAGTATATAATTTTACAATCAAAGAGTGGGAAGTTAAATACAAGAGATTTACAAATGAAAACTCTATTAGAATTATTCAAAATGGTATGAATAGAACTGACTTGTCTAAAATACCTGTTGCAAAGCTTAAAGAGTTGCAAGATGAAAACAATAAAGTTAAAATTATAAATTGTATTAATGCCCATGAAAAGATTATATCCAAGGTTGAAACTTTGGATATAGGCAAATTTAAGGAACAATCAAACAAGAATGTTTTTAAAACAAAGATTAAGTTTAATAAATATAATGATAAAATCATGAACATTACTAGAAAATAAACTGAGGTGATTACATTGTCACAAGGTAAATTTGGTGGCGGTAACGGTACTGCCAATAAACCATATCTGATAGAAGACGTTGCAGATTTAAATGCTATTCGCTTCTATCCAACTAAATGTTTTAAGCTTACTCAGAGCATTAATCTTGGTGTATATCCATATAATGTAAATAAGGGTTGGCTTCCTATTTTGAATTTTGCGGGTCAGTTAGACGGTGACGGTCATAAAATTATGAACCTTTATATTAATCGTCCTACACAGGATAATGTTGGTCTGTTTGGCACTGCATATAATCAGACTTCTATTGTTCTTTCTGTAAAGAACCTTTATATTGATAATTGCGATATTCTTGGTCGTAATCATGTAGGTGCTGTATATGGCTATGTACAGGTTAATGAAACTACTACAGGTCAGACAGACGCTTACATTGATACTTGTAAAGTTACAGGTAAAATCAAAGGTAGTAACCAAGTGGGCGGTGTAATCGGTCAAATTAATTGGACTACTGCTTTGAACTTTGCTCTTGTAGCAATTAGAGACTCTTATATTAAGACAGACCTTTCTATTCAGGTTAAGGGTACAAATTATGGTGGTCTTGTTGGTTCAGGATTAACATTTAAGCAGAATGCAAATTTTGACCATGTAATTGCACAGTGTAGTTTTGACCGTCATGTAAATAGTGTTGACACTGACTTAAATCCAAATTTCGCAGAAAGTTATTTCGTTATGACAAATTGCTTCTATGATAAAGAAACTTGGATTTATGGTACAACTGCTAACGGTTCTACCGTTGAAAATATTTCCAATCGTCAGAAAGTTACCGATTTCGATAAGCGTCTTGACGCAGACGGTAATATGATTTGGAATTTTGCAAAGGGTAAACGTTTGCCTGAGCTTTCTTTATTCTTGCGTAAGAAACATTTATTTAAGTTTGATAATAAGTATTATATTTATGAGTTTGAAACTGAAAAATGGACAAAGGTTGCAGATTCTTTAAAAACTCGTGAAAAAGCATTTGAGATTGCTATGGAAGGTATTGAGAATATTGATTTCCAAGGTTGGGAAAAATTAAAAACTTTGGCAGGAAATAACACCGTAGAATTGATTACTTTGTATGAAAATTCTAACGGTTCTGAATACACTTCCAAGAAATTTGATATGGATAAAGATACCACTCATACAACCAATCTTAAACGTAAGTATGACGGGTTAGAAACTAAATTATTCAAGAAGACAATTTCCTTCTCTCAGTTGAATTCTGATGGCAAGTTGGAATTTGGTGACGTGATTGCAAAGATTAGTAAAGGAATTGTTAGATAAAAATGAGGTGATTTTAAAATGGCTTTAGAAAATTTGAAAGGCAAGGGTACTGACGTAAATCCATATATTATTAGCAGTGGTGACGATTTGAATTCCGTTCGTGAAGACCCTTCTGCATATTATAAATTAGACCGTTCTATCGACTTAACTGAAATTTGTAATGCTTCCGACGGTACAGGTTGGACTCCTATTGATAATTTTAGTGGTACTTTTGACGGTTCAGGTTTTATGATTAAAAATATGTTTATCAATCGTAACGCTATTAATCAGGCTTTGTTCTCCACCACCCGTGGTGCTACTATTATGAACCTTGGTTTGGTTGACGCTAATGTTACAGGTGGTACAGAAAACACCTCATTGCTCGTTGGTCATATGACTTCTTTTGACGACATTATTATGAACTGCTTCACCACAGGTGTTGTTACTTCTACTACTAATGTAAGTGGTCTTGTTGGTCAAATGGAAGGTGGTATTGTTAAGAATTGTTATTCTTCTGCTGATTTACAGTGCACCAATACTTCTTCTTCTAATGCTGCAGGTCTTGTTGGCATTATGGCAAAATCTCAGTCTATCGTTCAGAAGTCTTTCTTCAACGGTACAATCAGTGGTGCTACCAACTTTAGTCCATACGTATTCAATAATACTGCAGGTGGTTCTTTTAACACTACAGCTTGCGATAACCACTACAATAGCTCCAAAGTAAGTCTCCCAACTCCATTGGTAGGAGCACTTGATGACGACAACATGCGTAAGGCTGATAACTTCGTTTCTTGGGGTGACGAATATTACAACTTTGATAAGAAGATTTGGTCACAGAGATTAAATGACTATCCACATCTTTATTTTGAAGTTGCTACCCGTTATTTAATTTCTATTACCAAAGATGGTGTAGATACTTTCTATACTTTCACTTATGAAAATGATAAGGGTGTTTGGAAAGCTCTTACCAATACCGAAGTTGCAGGTTCTTTCCCTACTGCTAGTGAATTTGAAGTACACGGTATTACTGATAATGAACTTTCTGCAATTTCCCGTTTTGAATGGAACTCTTTAAGAGAAATTACCGATGAATTTGAACTTATCGCTTCTACTGATAAGTATGTCATTAATCGTTCTATCGACCAGCAGGAAATGGCTCTCGAACAAGAACTTACTGACGCTATTGTTCTTTCTACAGAAATTGATTTTTCAAGATATGGCGATTCCATCAATCAGATTAAAATTGTACAGTAATAATAAAGGTGGTGAAGATTAATGGCAAATGGTAATTTCGGTGGAGGTAACGGTAAATCCGATAATCCTTTCATTGTTGAAGACGTTGCAGACTTAAATGCCATTAGAAACCATCCTGTAGCAACTTATTATTATTATAAGTTAAAAAACCATTTAGATATGAGTGTGTTCACCCTTCCTGACGAGGGGTGGACACCTATACCTAATTTTTATGGTTCTTTTGATGGTAACTATAATTGCATTTTCAATTTGAAAATTAATAGACCTACAGAAGATAATGTAGGCTTGTTTGCCAATATGAATGGTAATAGCATTATTTCTCACTTACTTATGGTTGACGCAGAAGTTACAGGTAATGACAATGTTGGTACTATTGTTGGTCAGATTACAGGAGAAAATGTTAAATTTGATACTGTAGGTGTTCAAGGTAAAGTAAATGGTCATAACAGTGTTGGCGGTATGATTGGTCATAGCGGTTCACGTAAAAACATTGTTGTTGATAAAGCTGTCCTTGAATGCGACGTTATAGGTACAGGTAACAACGTTGGTGGCTTGGCAGGTACGTACACTTCCTTTTCCGACGACGCACAACCTTGTTCTTTGAAGAAAGTTTTTATGTATGGTACTGTTAGCGGTGAAAACTTTATTACTACCAATGCTACTGTTGGTTTGGCTGATTTTAAGACCATTTATAAAGACGTATATTTTGATAAGGATAGAATTCCTAATTATTATCCTGATGAACACGCTATTGGTGAATCTAAATCTTTCTTCCAAAAGAAAACGAATTTCACCGATTATTTAAATGATACATATACTATTGGTCGTACAAAGGGCTTGTGGTGTTGGAACAGAAACGATTATATGCGTTTTTCTTTCGCAAATCGTTATGTTGTCTTGTTTGATATTGACGGTGTGCTGAATGGGTATGACGCAACCGCAGAAGAATTTGTTCCATTGGCTAACGTTCCTCAGACATTAGATTGGGCGTATTGCTATGCAAATGGTGTACAGGATATTTCTATAATTTCAATTAAGGCTTTGCGTACTTTATTGGCAAAGAAAGTCCCTGTTAGTCTTAAAATTGTTTGTGAATCAAGCAAGACTTTAGACGCTCAGAATTATCCTATTTTCCAAATTCTTGCAGATAGTCTTACAAGTAAAATGAGTTTGAATGTGGTTACTGCTGAACCACAAGATAATCTCAAAATTAAAGATTATAATCCATTGGATGTAAAATATAATGTTGTAAAAGAATCCGAGGAAGAAGCAAGTAATTTTGAGCTTTATGTTGACGCTGATAATGAACAGAAGTTTGGTGAATTTACCGACAATGAAGTTCGTATCATTTATGATACAAAAGAACTTGACGACGAAACTTTTGAACTTCAAATCACTTCTAATGCTCACGTTTCTTCTAGCAGTGATACTAGTGCGTTTAATGATAAACGTTCTATTGAGATTTTCTCGTCTAAACAAGAAGCTATTGACAACTTTGAATTGGACGTTAACTCTGAATATAACAAGAGCATGGGTGAAAAGGGTGACAATATTACCGAAGACACAGAAGTTGGTATCAGCTATGATTCTAGGTCACTTCGTCAATCTCATAAAACAAACCTTATTTATACATTGTTTAACACAATTCAGACACAAAACCGTGGCGTTCACGTAGAAGCACACGGTAAGAATACTTCTCGTTATTTGATTTCTGTTAATAATGGTCAGAATTGGTTGTCATTTAATTCCCGTAATAACACTTGGACAGAAACAGATTTGGCAGATATTTACGACGCAGGTGTTACTGCCAAAGATTTGACTTCCCGTGCTGTTATGAACGCTTTGCCTACTGATTATAAATCTAAGGTTAAAATTGCTGCAGCTATTTCTGCCGAGGCGTTTAATTCTACATTTAGTATTAGAGATTTTGATATTGAATTTGAACCAAATAACGGTCCAGAAGTATTGGATTTGGTTGAAAGAGATAATGGTGAAGTCGTAACAATTTCAGGCGTTCTTAACGATAAAGAAAATGATAGTATTTCTTATCGTATTTTGACTAAACATCAGATTGACGCTGACTATAAACAAATTCTCCCTAGAAATGAGGGTGGTTGGTTACGTCAGAAGAATGGTTATAAGTTTGAAGAACGTTTCTTGCTTTCTGAATTTAAGAACGGTGCAAATGTAATTAAGATTGAAACTAAAGACTCCCGTGGAGAAACTTTTGAAAAGACTATTAACTTTACTCTTATTCAGGGTACTCCTGAAATTAAGATTAATTCTAATAATCAGTTCTATGCAAATATTACATTGTCCCATACCCTCAAAAAGAAGGTACGTTTCCAAATTTATATCAACGGTATTCAGAAAGCTCCTGTTAAAGAGGGCGAATGGTCAGAATGGAAGTCTACAGAGACACCATTTACATTCGATTACACTTGGAATACAAAAGATTTGTTAAATGGTTTGCCTAATGAACTTGAAATTAAAGTACAGGATGAAATGAAAACTGAAACATTTGCTAAGTTTAATGTTATCGGTGAATACAAGTCCTTGCTGTTCAAAGACCAAAACAATTTCTATTATTCCACAGATACAGGCGAAGTATTGCAACAGCTCGACTTTGGTACAGTTATCGGTGGTGTATTGTCCGACGTATATCCTGTTATTATCGAAAACAAAACAGGCTTGTCTATGGATAATATTATTATTTATCCTGACTCTACTACACAGGAAGAACTTGCTAAGATTAAACTTTCTCATACTGCTCCTGATTCTAAAGAAGGTTTTGTTTCTTCAAATGAAACATTTGTAGTTAAGAATTATAATCAGGACGCTTCTGATTTTACAACTCACGAATATCAGAATGCACTCAAAGTACCTTATGTGTTGGATAATAATGATACATATACATTCTATGTACGTATCGAGTCTGACGAAGAAATTGCTTCTTATAAGAATAAGGTATTTAGAGTTCTTGCTAATGGTACACCAATTGATACTTCCTTAATTACAGTTGTATTGCCACAGACCGAATATGAAGACAATTATGCTCATATTGCTAAGTCTTATATTGACGACGGCGAAGGTTTGTTCAATGTAACCATTAAGGATATGACCGATACTATGGGTATCAATGGTAAGTCAATTTACCTTGTAGGTGACAGCTTGTATACATGGCTTGACGGACGTATTACATTTGACGAATTTATGGCTAATCCTCTTACTGAGGACGAACGCCAAAAGGCTATTGCTAGGTTCGCTAGTGCGAATGCTGAGTTTGAACCATATTCAGTATCTTGGCTTGACGCTTTCTTTATTGCTAATTATGGTGATACGGTTAAGAATCTTGTTGATAGTGGTAAATTGTCCTTTGAACGTAGATTGCGTACAAGTAATTATTATGACGCTCACGTTGCTTGGCTTAAAGCAGACGAGGCTAATAAAGATAAACAATTTACATTTAAGTATTTTGTTGTTGAAAAATAATATATTGCAGGACTTCTTGACTATGGAATTTTCTGCTAACACCAATAAGAGATTATGTTTGCATAATCTCTTATTTTTTATATGAGCAAAAAAATTTATTTAATCTTTTGCTGTCAATCTATATTCTGTTAGTGCGTAAAATTTTCTAATACAATAGAGAAATTTTATACGCTTTTGGGATTGGCGTGTAAAAGAGGAATAAATTTTTTATTCCTTTAAAGCAATTGAATTAGCCCAATACAATGGGGAAGGAGGTTGTTTAAAAGTTTATCCTAAATAAACAATACAATGTTAAATTTTGGAGTGTGATAAGAATATGGCAGATACTAAAATGATTCAAAATATTGTAGCTAATGCCGAAAATAACAGCTATGAGTTCGACCTTGTAGGCGAAAAAGTAGCAGACGTTAAAGCTCTCGATTTAGAAGTACCAACAATTAAATTTATTGTAGAAGTTTTTGACTCTGAAAACAATCCAATAACTATTATTGGGGAAGATGATTACGAAGCAGCAGAAACACGTCATGACGAATATAACAATGTGGATTATGTAGTATATCCTCGAAAGAATGAAGCTCTTGTTCCTTTTGATGCTTCTTCTTATGGTGAAACTGTTCACATGCGAGTTACAGGAGTACCTAAAGATGCTGTACTTGAAACTTCAAATTTGGATTTTGTAGATGCTGATAATCATTATTTTGAACGTCTTAAAGTTGTGTTTCCTGTTTCTAATGCAGATAAGCGTGAAATGACAATTACAGCTTTAGAAACCAATAAGTCCGTAGCTTTATTTGGTGAAAAATATACCGACGTTTATGAAATTTTTGCAAACCCATATAATGGTACTGTAACTGCAAAACTTTGGATGAAATCTACAATGCCATTTGTACGTGATTTTGATACTTTTGTTGTAAAACGTGATAATTTTGTTATATTTGATATATCAAGAGAAAGTGATAATAACTCTGGTATTGATAATATAGACTTAGGTTCAAGTGTGTTAGATAGTCAAACATTAGGCGTTCCATTTACTGTGGAATATTCCTTTAAAGAAAGTGCTGTAGGCAAAGACGCTTTTAAAATTGAAGGTGTTGACGAAAATAATAACGTAATTGCTAATGAAGAATATCCAATTGAAGTAGTAAATCACGAAGGTGCTCTTGTTAAATACGAAACTCTTGTAGCAAACATTTCTGATTCCGATTTGGCTACTATTGAAGCACAAAAACCTGCTTTGGATGAAGCTAAGACTGTAGCTAGACAGGCTATTGACGCTCTTGAAGAAGGAGAAACTAAGACAGCTTATAATGAACGTTTTGCAGTTGCAGAAGACAATCAGAATGAAGGTTATAAACTCTTATATCTCTATAAATCTAAGAACAGTCACTTCTCTTTGAGCAAGGTAAAGAATGTTGGCGGTAATGTTCCATTCAAGATTGTATTTGACGACGAAAATCTTGTTGGTGACTCTACTGAAGCTCTTTATTATGCACCAAACAGCAATGTAGCTGTTGACGTTAAGAGTGGTCTTGTACCTTCTCAGAACTACATTGCTTTCGGCTCTGCAACTATTGCTGACGGCGAACACATTTATATTAACAAGGTTGGCGACAACTACTATCGTACTGTTGTTGAGGTAGAAGAAGGTCAGATTGCCAAGATTAATGGTACTGAAATCGACGCTTCTAAGATTGCTGAACAGGGCGGTTCTTACACTGTTCCAGGCAAGGAAGTTTCTAAGTCTGCTCTTACTGACGCTCTCGCAGAAGCTAATGCTCTCAATGACGCTCACGTTGTTGGTACTGAGGTTGGTCAAGTTCCTCAGAACCAAAAAGACGCATTTAATCAGGCTATTGCTAAGGCACAGGAAGTTGCTGATGACGACGACGCAACTACTGCTAAAGTCAATAAGGCTGTTGAAGCTCTTAATAAGGCTAAAGAAGAATTCGATTCCTTCATTGTTGACTACACTGTTGACAAAACTGCACTTGCTAAAGCAATTTCTGATTATACTGCAGTTGTTGAAACCGCAACTGTTGGTTCTAATGTAGGTGAAACCACTCAGGACAACATTGACGCTTTGACCGCAGCTATTGCTACTGCTCAGAGTGCTATGGACGCTGTTGATAATAGTGAAAACTATGACGCAGAAGATGAGTACGATGAGGACGTACAGGCAATTGCTGACGCTTTACAGGCTCTTGAAGACGCTAAAGCTGAATTTGATAAACACGTTGTAAGCACTGCTTCTTATGCCGACGCTAAACTGAAGCTTTATGAAGAAGCTGCTTCTCGTTTCCTTGATAGTATCAGAAAAAAAATTCGTATCTAATACTCGAACAATTACGTTCTGATGCCTTTAACGCACTAACAGAAGTAGATAATGAAAGTGCAGAGTATAACACTCTATACAGGCGTTATATGTCTGCACTTTCTTTGCAATATAAAGGCTATCGGCTCATGCTCGAAGAAAATTATTTAGATTATCTTGATTTTGAAAGATTTACTAGATTAGACGACGGAAGAATATATGTTGCTTGCGGGCAACATTATAAACCGTCCGAAGCTTACGAAGCATGTATGTTCGCTCCACTAGGATATTGGAAGACCGTCCACGAAGACCCTCTATATCCTGACGATTACCCTTTGGACGTGTTGCAGAGTATTAATAGTGGTACTGCAACTCAAGAAGAAAAAGACGGTATTTATATAGAGCAAAATGTTCCTGACGGTCAATATGATTACTATTATAACTTTTATGATGTTTGGAAACGATTAAAAGTTGTTATCAAAGATAAGAAACTCGTCGAACTTAATCAGTTTACGATTGCAGAAGGTTCAGAAGAAATTAAGCAAGGTAATATAGGTATTTTTGCGATTAATATGGACGTATTAAATGCGTTTGTTGATAATATACCTACTACTATTTTGGTAGCACAGCAAGACGCTTCTGAATTACCAATTGATTTAATTGTAAAACATACTGTTGTTGACAAACCAATTCCTGTAGATTTGTTGGTAACATACGTTTCTGACGTTCCAACATACATTAATGTATCACATCATAATGATATTCCGACTACAATTAATGTATATAGACGGGTAGAAGACGATTTACCTACAGATATACTTGTACAGCAGAACGATACAAATGATTTACCTACAGAAGTAACCGTAAAACGTTATTTAGAAGACGGTTTCCCAATGGATATGATTGTATGTTGGTCTGTTTGGATTCCTACCGAAGTTTTAGTTCAGCGTGTAGATTATCTCGACATACCTACTAAGGTTAATATTCAGCGTGTAGAAACTTCTGAAGTACCAACTTCTGTAATTGTTAAACATACAATATATGACACACCATGTCCTGCATTGTCATTTATTGTTGTACGGAATAAAGTTGTCGATATACCTACAAATATGTATGTTGTCGCTAATGGTTCATATTCTACAGGCGTATTTAAACCTGTTGAATTGCCAATAGAAATAAGTATTGATAAGAAAGAAAAACAAACGGACATTCCTACACGGTTGGCAGTATTGAATGATGACCATTCTGATTTGCCTATTCGTTTGTTAGTTACCGAATACGGTATTTCTATGGAAACCATTCACGATATGGATGTTGGCGAAATAACAAAACATAGTGAAATTCCTACTACAGTTACAGTTGCAAATTATACTCATACTGAGGGATTACAACTTGATATATATGTAATTAACAAAGTTATCTTTGAAGCTGTTGCTGACGGTATTGTAACCGCAGTTAGTGATTTACCAACAACTGTTGAAATTATCCAAACTGCTATTAACGAAATGCCTATCAATTTGTTAGTTCAGAGAGAAGCTAACTTTGAAACTATTGTTCGACAATTATCTGTTGATGAATATAGTGATTTACCAACTACATTGTCAGTTGTTAATAATGACGTTAACGAATTGGCTGTTACATTGGTAGTTGATAGAGTTGCCGTAATAAAAACTATCCATAATTTGGATTATAGATATTATGATAACGAAACACAATTCCCTGTAACACTTCTTGTTGGTAGTGCATATATTTGTGAGGATAAACCTATTTATATGAATGTTGTAGCTAAATCTACAGCATTTGAAACTAAGGTAGGGCGGTTCGCACAGCAAGGTAAACCAAGTTCCGTTAAGACTACTCTTACTGTTGTACAACACGTTAATACAGAAGGTATTCCTGTTACAATGAATGTTATTCATAAGCCTTTCCTTTTGAAAGCGATAACAGATTTCACACATCGTGTTGAAATTGACGTACCTACTACATTGCATGTTGTATATAGCAAGAAGTCTGAAATCCCTGTAACAATGTATGTAAATCCATTAGGACATTTGAATGCAGTTGCAACAATTACAAATTATATCAATAATGATTTGTTTACATTCGTAGCAGTTCCTATTATTGAAAACCTCTTTGATATTAATTTCTATGTATCTACTGAGGGTATTGCACCTGTAATTGAAACTCGTCGTAATCTTGCTCCTAGACAGTTAGCTACTGAAAATATTAAGACTAGAAAAGACTCTTACATGTATAATTTTGCTTTGACAATGAACTACGGTAAGAAGCCTCGTCTAAACATAGCAAACTCCAAGAATAAAGATATTATGACTTCTATTATTGGATTTGACCTCACTCCATTGAATATAGACATAAAAGATAAGTCGGCTGACTACTTCGATTATGAAACTATTGAGAGTGTAACTATGAACCTTAATATTGAAAGTGCATTAACTCATAGGGGTGTAATTAAGGTTTATAGAGTTGACGACAAATGGATTGAAACCAATATCAACTACAAGAATGTTCAAAATCTTGACCGTTATCTTGTAACCGAAGTTCCTGCTCCTATGGAAACAGGTAGATTTGAAATCGACATTACAGACGACTTTATGGATTTTGAAAATCAGGAAAATACTTTACAACGTAGTTATCTGTTAACTATGGAAACTCGTGGTAAAGATAATTCCATTGTAACAATGTCTTCAATGCAAACTGCTCTTGGTGAAAATGCTAAACCTTCCTTGACGGTTAAGTATTGGCATACTCCACCAAATTGTGATTGGATTGATACACCAACTGATTTGGAAGTAAATCCTTGGGATGAAATACCTGTAACTATGTACGTTACTGACCCTGTAATTGAGGATTATCCTGAAATTACATTGGAAGTAGCACAAACAGGCATTGACGTTAATATGTTTGATTTGTATGTATGGGTTGTACAATCACATACTTACGAAGATTTACCTACAACATTAGAAGTTATTGGTTATCCATGCGATGAAGAGGGCATGAAGCTGAAAGTATTTGTCAACTTTGGTCACACTTCACTAGATATAGATACAACATTAACTGTTGTTCGTAACCCTGACAAGGAAGCATACGTTTACTTGTTATAATATTAAAAAGACTATGGAGGTAAATTTCCATAGTCTTTTTTTTACCTGTTTCAATATAATAAATGTAGAGAAAAATTGTATATTTTAATTGTAAAGGGGGCTGAGAAATTTGAAAAAACGCCTAATTTCAAAAGAAGTTATCGCCAAACCTAGACGTGGCAGAAAATCAATTATATTAACAATGAAATACGTTCTTGATATACATGAGGATAATGACGACGAAGCAAAGCGTATCGGCAAAATGTTTATTGCATGGATGCGTGACCATTTTTCTAATTGGGATGATACTGTTCTGCAGTATTTTTTGTATGAGAATAATATTCAGCAAAATGCTGAAAATGACCGTCTTGAATTAGAGGGACACCTTGATAAAATTTTAAAAGACGATTGTACTCATATGGAAGAACGTGAAATTGAAGAAGATAATCTTAATAATCACAACAAAGACACTTCTTCTAGCGAAAGTACAGCAGAACCTGAGATTAAAGAGTAAAAGACGGCTTAATGCCGTCTTTTTGACGAAAGGAGAAACTATGGACTATATTAAAAGCCCGTTGAATTATGTAGGTGGAAAATTTAAATTGTTGCCTCAGATAATGCCATTGTTCCCAAAAACGGAGATTTTTGTTGATTTGTTTTGCGGTGGCGGTAATGTAGGTATTAATAGTGACGCTTCAAATATTTTAATGAATGATAAAGACAGTTTTGTTTACGGGTTGTTATCTTATTTACAAGATACTGATTATGAAACTGTAATAGAATATATTGAGTTTTTAACAGTGAAATATGGCTTGACACAATCTCATAAATATGGTGTGCAATATTATAAAAAAGGTGTTAAAGACAATTTAGGATTAAGTAGATTCAATAAAGAACCTTATTTGAAAATGCGGGCTGATTTCAACAAAAAAATGCTCGAAGACGGTATTGTTGATTATGGTATGTTTTTTTGCATTATGATGTTTGCATTTAATAATCAGATACGTTTTAATAATAAGGGCGAATATAATATGCCTGTCGGTAAGAGCGATTTTAATAATAGTTTACACGAAAAAGTAAAAATATTTTGTGACGCTCTGAAAAACAAAAATATTATACTTTATAATTATGATTTCAGGGACGACAATTTTAGGAGCTTTTCTTCTGATACATTCGTATATTGTGATATTCCATATCTTATTACTGACGCTGTATATAATAAAATGTGGACAGAACAGGATGAACGGGATATGTATAAATATTTAGACAATCTTGATTGTAAATGGGCATTGTCTAATGTATTCTCTACTAACGGCAAAACTAATGATATTTTGATTGAATGGGCTAAGAAATATAATGTACACCATTTAAATCAGAGTTATACCAATAGCAGTTACCACAGAAAGAATACCACAAACGATTCTGACGAAGTTTTAGTATGCAATTATTAGTCATACATACAGTAAGAACAAATAAATAAACACAATCACCAATGTATATTTAATATATGATAAGATAGATTATTTTTGAAATTTTAGATATAAAGTTGGTGATTTTTTTATGGCTAAAAGTAAACCACAAGAGCTTTCTTTGAAAGAACTCTTTAATCAGTTGTCTAAACAGCAAGCGGTTTATGGTAACAAACTAGAACGCTTGTATGATTTATATAGTGGTGTATTGCCTTTCCCAAAAGATGTAACAAGTTCTAATGATTCCCCAGGACTCTGGCCAGACAATGGGATGAATGTATATGCGATTTTGCCTGAGTATAATTTGGCAACAACATTTTGTACTGTAGGTATTCTTTTTAATATTGGTCAAGGCAGATATAAATATCAGATAATGGTTGTTCAGTCTGACGAACTGAACCCTGTAAAAAATGGTAAAATGTACTATCGTTATTCCAAAGCTACAAGTAATGATTGGTCACGTTGGCAACGTTTTGTTTATATGTACGAATTGACAGGTGGTAAAGACGAAAATGGTAATCCACTTCTTGACGATTTTGGTTTACCAATGGTTGACTCCGAGGGTGAAATTCCTTATTTAAATCCTCACAACGCTGATTCTGCAATTAATAATTTATATGTTGCTAAAGCAGAACGGGCTAAACATTTAGAAACACCTAGAAAAATTGAATTAGTTGGAGCAATCAATGGTTCTGTTATGTTTGACGGTTCTAAAGACGTGCAATTAAAAACAGATTGTTCCGACGAATTTTTTGTTCCATTGAATGTTCGCATTGACGAAGGTTATCGTACTAATGATGAATACCATTTGATAGCTACTTTACCTGCAAATGTAGAAGGAAATTATGATTATGTTATGATAACAGGTCATATTGGTGGATATAGCAAAACTCAGGGTAAGGCTTGGTTTACTGCTTGTATTTCCAATAGTGGCGGTATAATGGCTAACGGTGTATATTTGGGTACTATTGGTACAAATGATATAGTTGTTTATCGTAATGTAACTAATCAATTGGAAGTATATCTCAGATTACGTGGTTGGAATGACGACTTAAAATTCAGTGTATACGGAAGCAAACAAGTTGAAATTAACAATGTTGTTAAATCATTACCAAGAGGTTCTACTTTATGTTGGTCTTTGAAGCAAAACAGCATTCAGTTTGACGGCAAGAATATTTATGGTGAGTTAATAGGCAACGCTGATACTTCTAGTGTTTCTGATACAACTAAAAACGTCAATGTGGTTTCTCGTACAAAAGTTAAACCTAATTTGTATGCGGTAGGTGTGCTTGAAGAAAATGGTACAGAAGTTTTATATACAGATAGAAATATTCAATTTTTACCTAATTCACATATTAAAGCTCCTGTATTTGAGGGTAATCTTACAGGAAATGCTACTAGTGCCAAAACAGCAGACGTAGCTAGTAAGGTTAATGTTGTTAAAAACACTCAAAATTATAAGAGCTATTTGCTTGGTACTTATACTAATGAAACAATAACTAGTTTACCTAGATTTGATACCGATATATATATGAAGGGTATACCAGGTCAGTTGTATGTTAAGGATTTGGAGGCTCCTACTTTAACAAGTTCTACTTCCACAATTAATAATTTGACTGTCGAAACTAAATTGTCTATTCCTAAGACTTCTTCATTATATGATATGTCTGACAATACTTTCTTTAATACAATTAAAATGGGTGCGTCGGGTGATAGCAAAAACGCATTTATTGAAATGAGAAAGGCTCAGTTAAAATTTGGTGACGATACTTATAAAGTAGTATTCAATGTACCAAGTGGAAGCAATGCAGGTGTATACAAAGAATCGGGTATGGGTGTACTTAATATTTCAGGTGCATTGAAACCTACTCGTGTATATAACGCTATCTACAACGACGTGGCAGAGTTATTCCCTTGTACTGTTAAACCACAAGCAGGAGACGTATTAATGTTAGACGTTAATGCAGATGAGGAAACCTATGTTCTTTCTACAGAAGGTGCAAAATATGTAGCAGGTGTCGTCTCTGATTCTTATGGCTACTTACTTGGTGGCGACGAAAAAATGTCTTCTGATGAGTTAGAAGCTAATTTTGCTCCTATTGGTTTGGCAGGTCGTGTTAAGGTTAATGTTGTTGGGAAAATTAGCAAGGGCGATAAGTTGGTAGCAACAGATAATGGTTGTGCTAGAGCTTATAATCCTGAGACGGACGATTTAGACAGCATAATCGGTTATGCTGTTGAAAGTGATAATGAAACTGCAAAACGTAGATTGAAAATGAAAATTAATTAAAATTAAGACCCGATTTACAATAATCGGGTCTTTTTGATATACTAATTATATCAAAGTGTGAAAGGAAAATTTTAAAATGGGTGACAATGCTTCTTTAAGTAAGGCTAGAGTAAATCAAGAAGATGAATTTTACACAAAAATGTGTGACATTGAAAAAGAATTAAAATATTATACAAAGCATTTTGAAAACAAGGTAGTTTATTGTAATTGTAATAACGATTGGGAAAGTAATTTCTTTAGTTATTTCTATGACAATTTTCAAACTTTGAAATTAAAGAAACTTATTACTGTATCTTATGGCAAGGACGCTCATAAGTTTGAATATGATGGCACTATTATTAATAGAACTAAATTGATTAGCATAGGTGAATTCCAAAGTCAGGAATGTAAGGATATTTTAGCTACTGCTGACATTATTGTGGATAACCCCCCTTTTTCTCAGTTTAGGTCTTATTTGGCACAACTTGTGGAAAGTGGAAAGAAGTTCTTGATTATTGGTAATCAAAATGCCATTACATACAAGCAAACTTTCCAATGGTTAAAGGATAATGTTATTTGGCTTGGTGTAAATAATGGTGATATGGAATTTACTGTACCTGATTTTTATGAGCCAAGAGAAACCCGTTATCGTGAAGAAGACGGAACAAAATACAGAAGTCTTGGCAATATTTGTTGGTTTACTAATATGCAACACTATAAGCGTAATAGCGATATAAAACTTTATAAGAATTTTGACAGTAATTATTATCATAACTATGACGAAAGCAATATAATAAATGTGAATAAAGTGGCAGAAATTCCTAAAGATTATTATGGATTAATGGGAGTTCCTATTACTTTTATGAACAAATATAATCCTAATCAATTTGAAATCGTCGGTATTGCTAATTCTGCTCGCAGTATCGGTTTAGATTTACGCACTATTATTGACGGCAAAAAGATTTATAACCGTATAATAATAAAGCGAAAAATATAATGTTTTCCTCATTTCTTAAAGGCTGTTGCTACTGTTGCAACAGTCTTATTTCTTTGTCGGGCAATGTTATTATTTTTTGACGTATTTTTTCTATTAATATATTGTAAGACAATTATGGGGGTGACAGCATGTCTGAAATTTCAATTATTACAAGTGTAGCAAAACGCTATGAATCTAGTGGCGATTGCGGTACTGTTTCTGACGGTTATGGTGACTTGGGTGGCATTAGTTATGGTAGTTATCAGCTATCAAGCAATGCAGGTTCAGTACAAAGTTTTTTGAATTTCGCTGTAGATTATCCAAATGATAATCTAGCTAATTATGCAAGAGTATTAAGTGAATATAGTATTAATTCACAAGAATTTATTGATAAGTGGCGGGAAATTGGTGCAATTGACCCTGTAGGTTTTGGCGAATTGCAAGACGCATATGCAATGGAAAGATATTATAATCCTGCTTGCGGTGATTTGGCAAACAATTATTATGACGTTGGGGAAAAGAGCTTGGCGATAAAAGCTTGCGTATTTTCTCGTGCTATTCAATACGGTTCAGGAAATGTAGTTGAATTATTTACCGAAGCTTGTAGACGTATGGGATATGACAATCTTTCATATGTGAATGACCCACATTTCGATTATCATTTGATTGTGAATATATACGACTTCTTAATTGAAGAATGTGATAATGCTTATTATAGTAATGGCTTGTATCATTCTCCTAAAGATTGGTGTAATGGTAGTTATGACGTAATTGGTGGATTAAGAAATCGTTTCGTTCATGAGAAAGAAGATTTGTTGGCAATGTTATAATAAATGGATAAAATTCCCTTATGATTTGTAAATAACCGTAAGGGAATTTTACTATATATGTGCTTTCTAATTACTATTGATGTTGTTAGGCTTGACAAATTGAGATAAAAACACTATAATATAAATCAGTCGAGCGAAAATCGCAGTAAGACGAAAGGATTTAGTTCTTATGGGTTAACCCAAAGACAAGTTGTTTCTAATTTAAAATTTTAGGTCAAAAGAAGCGACGAGAAGATTGAAAAAATCAACAAGGCACTTTTATTTGAACAAGGAGAGGTGAGAGAACGCTACAAACGTGTGCCACTTATTAGACTTGAAAAGATACAATACCAAAACTTTGCTAATACGTACTTTTATGGTAATGTAAATCCAAGCATTTATTTATATAAATGTTGATATGGTATCAATTTTTGTTGAGAATGTTCGGCAACGTTCATGTAAATCTCTATAAAATCTACGAAACGTAGTTTGCAAGAAGATTGATTTTAGATAAATTCTAAATTATCCATATTGCAGAAGAAAATTTCTTCGATTTTGAGTTTTTTAAAGTTTGTAGTGGAAAAGATGACTAAAAAAAATATTTTAACAAAACTAGCTAAGAACGTAAAAAGACACCACATGTTGTGTTGTGCTTTAATTGTAGGTACAGTTATAATGAGTTTTACTGACGAAGATACTCATTATGTAAATGCACAAAATCATGCTGAAATTCAATTGCAAACCGAACAGCAATTAAACGACGTAGAAAATCGAGTTGCTGTATTGCACGAACAGCTTGAAGCAACTTCTAAGCAAATTAAGGCTGAAAAAGCCGAAAGAGAACGTATTGCAGAAGAAAAACGCAAAGAAAAAGAAATTGCTGATATGAAAGTAAACGCAAGAGAAGTGAGTGTTCAACTTACATATTACACTGCTTCTGCTGATGAATGTGGTAGTGATAGCGGTATTACAGCTAGTGGAACGGTAGCTACTGCAGGTCGTACTATTGCATGTAACTTTTTGCCAATTGGAACAAGAGTTATGATTGACGGAAATGTTTATGTTGTAGAAGACCGTGGTGGAATGTCGGGACATGTTATTGATATATTTGTTAATAGCAAATCAGAAGCATTTGCTTTAGGTCGTCGTTACACAACTGCATATATATTAGATTAAAAAAAGACGGGATTTAAATCCCGTCTTTTTTGCTGTGTTTTTTATACACAAAAATACAATTTTTGCTATAATAATACTGATATGTTTTTGTTGGGAGGAAAAATAAATGTCAGATGGATTCGTAAATCTCCATGTTCACTCGGAACGTAGTCTTTTAGATGGTATGATAAAAGTAGATGATTTAGTTAAAACTACTTTGGAATATAATCAGATAGCCTCAGTTATCACAGACCACGGGAATTGCTATACGATTGTGGACCATTTTAAAGAGGCTAAAAAACAAGGACAACATGCCATTGCAGGTGTTGAGTTATATATGGTACAAGATATGTACAACAAAGGTGGTTCGGAAGGTGAAGCGGAGTCTGTTTCTAAACGAAATCACTTTTTGCTGCTCGCTAAAAACAAAGCAGGTTATCAGAAATTGTGCCGAATTGTATCTAAGGGATATACAGACGGTTTTTATTATAGACCTCGTGTAGACAATACTGTATTTGAGGAATTTCTTGATAAAGACGGCAAAGAAAATGACGTAATTGCAAGTAGTGCTTGCTTTGTAGCGGGCACAAAAGTTATTCTTGCTGATGGCACTTTAAAAAATATTGAGGAATGTGTAAAAGGTGATAAGGTAATTACACACTTAGGTACAGCGGAAGAAATTAAAGCACCAACAAAGAGAATTTTTAAAGGACAAATTTTTAAGTTAAAAATTAAAGATAAACCTGATATTCGTTGTACTTCTGACCATAAGTTTTTTGTTCAAAGATTTAAAAATGCTGTTTTAAGTGAAAATGGCAAAAAAGAACTTAAATGCGTTTGGGCAGAAGCAAAAACTTTAAAGCGTAAAGATTATATGCTTGAACCTGTATCAAATTCAGAAGAAGCAGATATTGAGTTCGAGGGTGTATACTATAAAAGACACCAATTTTTACATTACGAAAGAAAATATTATAAAGAAATTACTGTACATTGTTTGGCTGTTGAAAATACTCATTCATTTCTTGTTGAAGGGGGTATTTCTGCACATAATTGTCTTGCGGGGATTATTCCGCAATATATATTAAATAACGAAATTGAAAAGGCAGACGAAGTTGCTAAATATTATCAGCATTTGTTTGGTGGCAATTTTTGGCTTGAAATTCAGCCAATGGAAGGTTATGAGCAATATGTTGTTAATAAAGAAATTATTGCAATGTCTAAACGGTTAAATATTCCTATGATTGCTACTACTGACGCTCATTATCTTAAAAAAGAGGACAAGGCAACTCATGATGTTTTGTTGTGTCTGCAGAGTAGTTCGTTGATTAGTGACCCAAATCGTTGGTCTTTTGCAGGTAATTCATATTACATTATGACCAAAGATGAAATTACAGACTATTTTAAGCGTGGTTATCATTATAAGTTGGTCAAAACCCGTAATACCAAGAAAAATGCAACTTCTGAATTTAAATTGACTTATGTTCATGATTATGACGGAGCGAAGTTTGAAGCCCCTGATAAGGTTATGAAGGATTTTGTTGAGATTGTTGAAGAAGGATATTTTAGTTATGCGGATTTAGACCAAGACGCAATTGCACAAGCTATTGCAGAAACAGAACATGTAGCTCAAATGTGTGATTTTGAAATTGAACTTGGTAAGCATTATTTACCTAAGATAAAATTACCAACAGACGACCCTAAGTTTGTTAGTTGGAGAAATAAATCTAAAAACAAAGGTAAATTAAACGAGGACTATCTTAGATATTTGTGTATTGGTGGTTTGATAAAACATGGGCTTACAGATAAAAAATATAAAGATAGATTAAAGTATGAATTAAAAATTATTAACGATATGGACTTCCCCGATTACTTCTTGATTTATTACGATATTGCAAAATTCTGTTATGATAAAAACATTCCATTCGGCCCAGGTCGTGGGTGTTTTGTGGCAAATTCTATGGTAAAAACTGATACAGATACAGTTCCAATACAGGATATTGAGATTGGTAGTAATGTATATTGCCACGATGAATTGTTACATCCTGTAGTAGCAAAACATGAATATGATATTGATGAGGATATTACGGATATTGTATGTGGCGATAAGGCTATTAAAGGTGTTACATTAGACCACAAAATCTATGCGATTAAGCAAGAAGATTTTGATAAGGGCGTGCGTGAACCAAAATGGTATCACGCTAAAGAATTGAAAAAAGGTGATTATATTTGCGAATTGTAATATGTAATTAGTAGAAGAAAGGCGTGTGTGTTGTCATATGCCTTTTATATTGTAGAAAAGGAGTGAAAAGGTGAAAAGGTTGATTGCACAAGATTTAGATAGTTACTATGTCATTTTAGAAGACATGGTTAATGAAAATAAAAATGCTTTTGTATGTCGAACCGAAGGTGAAGCCCGCAAACTTTTTGAACAAGAAATTAATGATAATTTCATGGACGATATTATCACCAAAAATGAGTTTGAAGAAACTTATGGTAAACCATATGACCAAGTTATACAGGAATGTTCTTTAGATTGTGAAGACGGACATTGCGTAGTAGAACAACATACAGAAGAAGAAATACAACAATTAAATAATGATGAAGGTTATATAACCATTTGGCTATAAATATATATGAGGTGATTTGTAAATGGCTGATGAAAAACATATTTCTTTTGGTAATTTAGCTAAATTCAAAGAAAAATATGACGAAAAAGTAAGTGACGAATTAGCAAACAAAGTAGACGTTGTGGAAGGAAAAGGCTTATCCGCTAATGATTTCACTAACGAGCTTAAAGCTACTCTTGAATCTGCTTTGCAAGCAGATGATTTAACAGACTATGCTAAGAAAACTGATATTTCTAGCGTGTTTAAGTATAAAGGTAGTGTGGAAAATTATTCTGATTTACCTGTTGAAAATTCAGTAGGCGATACTTATAATATTATTAACGCCGATACTGAACATAATATTGATGCAGGAGATAATTTGACTTGGAATGGTGAAGGTTGGGATAACTTATCAGGCATAATAAATTTAACCCCTATTAACACTAAACTGAGTGAATTGGAAACCTCTATTGATAATATTGGTAAGGTAGAATTTGCGAACAAAAAGGATATTGATGATATGTTTAAAGTACCTTATTTAACTTTTGCGACTACAAATCATGAAGTGATTAATCTTGCTAAACCTTACCAAATGAATTGGGACGGTGTGCTTGAATACTCAACTGATACTGTTAATTGGCATGAAATTGCTTCTAATACAAGTAATTACATAAAATTTTCTCCAACAGGTAAGTTATATTTAAGAGGTTTGAATAATACAGTTATAAATTCAACTTTTCAATTTAATGCTCCATATGAAACAAGAGTAAAATGTATAGGTAATGTGGAAAATTTGTTAGATTATCAAAAAGTAGCTAATGGCGAGCACCCTACAATGGGGGAAAATTGTTTCAACGATTTATTTAGAGGTAATAACTTTTTAGTAAGTGCTCCTGAATTACCTGCCACTGTATTATCCAAAAACTGTTATAGCAACATGTTTAATTGGTGCATAAATTTAGCCGAAGCACCTGAACTACCTGCAACTACATTAGCAGAAAGTTGCTATGAATATATGTTATATGGTACTAATATAACTGAAGCACCTGAACTACCTGCTACTGTATTATCCAAAAACTGTTATGGTAACATGTTTAGTTCGTGCAAACAATTAGTCAAAACACCTGAATTGCTTTCTACTGAATTAGCTTATGGTTGTTATAATAATATGTTTAGTAGTTGTACTGCTTTAACACAAATTTCTGAATTACCTGCAACTGAATTAGAGGAACGTTGTTATAACAATATGTTTTACGGTTGTACTTCTTTGACAGCACCAATAGACTTACCTGCTACTGTATTGGCAAAAGACTGTTATGTATATATGTTTATGGGATGTACTTCATTAACAGGTGTTGTTCATTGTCCTGCCTCGGTAGAAAATGACCCTAATAATATTAGTAATGGTCATGGTTTTGCAAAAGATTATTCTGATGCTGAACTGCCTAATGTTACTGTTGTTTATGATTTATAATAAAAAAAAGACCTCATTATGAGGTCTTTTTTATGTTTGTTTGTAAAACATATTGATGAAAAATTCTGCTTTTTTGTTTGTTAAAGGGGAAAAATATTTTTTTTGGTAAGTATCATATATCCATGCTGTATCAAAAAATCCATTACAATATGCTATAAATTTGCCGTTAATAAATTTGAAATGACCTTTGTTAATAGCGAAAGCAATCTTTTCTAATGTTTGTTCACTTGTTTTATCAAGATTAAATTTATTACAAATAACATCATAAATTTCCAAAGCAACTTTTAAAGAAATTCCATCACTTCCGATTGCTTTTGCCATTAAACATTTGATGACGTTTTTTAACATAATCAATTATTCCTCCTTAACCAAATTTAAAACAGCTATAGGCATAAATGAATATACCACGTCTCTCATTGCCTGAAATGGCATATCAACAAACATTACGTCGCAGGTTTGCTCTACTTTATAACCGATAAAATTTGTTAAAGGAAGCACTTCGTGAGAAATTGTTATATTTTTACCTTTGTGAATTAGAGGACAGAAAATAATACATGGTTTGTCAAATTCTTTTAGTCTGTCGAATTCCATGCGTGTCAATACAATCGCATTTGGTAAATTACATAAACAAGACCCTGAACAACATAATAATGGGTCATCTCTAAAAGCGTCTGTCATATAAAAGCTTCCTTTTTTTGTTTTAATAACATCTTTAACACATTTTGCAAAAGCTTTGGAAAACTTTTCTTTTATAACATCAAATTCAAATTCAAAGTAATTAATATCTAAATAAATCATAGTTTGTACTCCGTTCTCAAAATAAATATATACGATTGACGTTTTAATTTATTTTAATTATAGCAATAAATTAATAATTTGTCAATAGTTTTTTTAAAGAAAGGAAACAGTATATGTAACGATTAATTGCATACTACAAGATTGTAGAAACGAATTACTTAAAATTATTGGTAATGATACTTTTGAAATCAAATAAAGAAAAGGGGCTATAATCAGCCCCTTTTTTGTTCTTTTAAAATCTCAATTTGACGTTCAATGCATGGACTATAATGTTCACAGCCAATGTTGTTAACGTTTACCTGCTTTTTGAATTTAAAACACATTTCAAAAATATAGTTTTTACAATAGCCACAATAATTTACGTCGCTAGGCATAATAATTATCACTTCTCCTTGTTCTGAATTTCATAGGCACAAAGAATATTGCCTAAATCGCACAAGAAAAACTGCTCTTTTTCCTCAAAAGGAACGTCTACAAACAAAATTGTACAAGGCTTTTCTCTACCTGTACCGAAAAAGGTTTTTGTATTGCCGTTTTCTACAAAAACATTAAATTCATTTTTATGGTTTACCAACGGACAGCATATAATAATACTGTCGGTAAATGTATTAATCTTTTTGCCAAAGTCGGTGTGATGATAAGCGGTTGAATTGGGAATACAATCAATAAATGTACCACTTGCACCGAGGAAATCTTCTTCCATATATGCGTCAACAAATGCCAATTTCTTGTTTGGGTTGCTTTCAATAATTTTAGTTAAAGCTTTAAAAACCATTTCCTTTTTATCCATTTTTTACACACCTTTCTTGACTTAAATATCATTAAATTTATTTGATTCTGTATATTAATAGTAGCAAATAAAATACTATTTGTCAATAGCTTTTTTTAATATAAAGGAGAATTTCGATGAAACGATTAGTTGCGACAACAAAACAAACACAAGAATTTGGTATAGATACAGACATAGAATTAAATTTGATACATGAAAAAGACCCACGCCTAAACAAAGATAATTTACATAATTTTGCCAAGCAAAATAATGAAGGAGTAGAAGGTGGCATCTTCTATGAATTGGAAAATGGATTAATACATTTATATGTTGTGGAAACATTTTGGTTTAAAGATGTAGACCAAAAAGCAGGTAATGAAGTTAATAGAGTGGCTTATGTAGCTTCACGTTTACACGGAGACGGTACATTAGAGCAACCACAATATGTAGAAATCAAAGACAGTACCTCTCCTTCTGACGCAAAAGTTAGTAATGTAACTATTGAAGGTATGGGATTAGTAAAATTACAAGCACGTACTTTGGATAGTGCAAGACAAGAATTAGCAACTATCTTTGACGATTATACAGACGATAAATTAGAATAAAGGAATTTATATTATGGCTATTTATTGTTTACACGACGATATTTTAAAATTACGAAACAAGCAAATTAACAAGGACGATATATTAACTTTTGACGACGGACATTATTCTGTATATAAATATAGAGAGCTTTTGGATTCTGTAGATTGCAAAAAAATATTGTTTATAACACCTTCTTATATTTCTTTGGATAAACGTACAGAAGAACCTGATTTGTCTGTATATTATCAGTGGTATTATAGAATGGAAGGTAAATCTCCTTGGCTTAATATATATGAAGTAGAAGATTTAATCAAAAATCATAATATAGAGCTTGGTATGCATTCTTATTTCCATGACATTGTATATGTCAAAGGAAAGAATGACGAGGATAGATTGTGGCGTATGTATAAAATCAGTAAAGATTTAAATACCATGAAAACTTTAAATAAAATGTACGCCGTAAAATCAAAACTGAGTGTTGCGGGCTATGATATTTTGAATGGTCATTTGTATCAACGTAACGATGAGCAATTTACTGAATTTATTAAATCTGATACATATATGTGTATGGAATGGTTTAAAAAATATTTTGGTAAAATTGATAAGTATGCTTTCCCATTTTTTGATTCTTCTCAGGAACTTTTGAACGAACTTCACCATTACGGCTTGAAAGACGAAAATCTTTTTGGCAAAAGATTAAATATTGTTAATGCTAAAGATTTGTAATCCTGTTGACAATATGATATAATATTGTTGAGGTGATAAATATGTGGTTAACTGCTCCATACGTAATTTCTTTGGAACAATTGACTAGCAACAATGTTGCTGTTCAGAAGTTTAATGAGATTACCAAGAAACTGTTAAATGAAGAAGAAAATAATTATATAGTTGTTGAAGTAAATGAATATAAAGATGATATAGTCGAAGTATTAAAGGCAATGGGTTATACTGTAGAAATTAACGGAAGCACATTGACTATTAGTGGTTGGACTATTGAAGAAGGTTGATTTTATGAAAACTGCACGAAAGAAAAAACGGTTAATACCATATCCATATAGCTATTCTCGTTATCCATATTTGTATGGATATGGGTTTTATCCTATGACACATGTTGATTACGATTTGGATAATCCAAATTCTAATGATAATACAAATACAGATATTTCCTATAGCGATTGCGATTTCGGTGGCGACTTTGGTGGTTGCTGTGATTGCGGTGGCGGGGAATAAAATAGATAGAGGTATAACATGTGTATATCTCTGAGTTCGATTAAACGGCTTTGCCACAAAGTGGTTTAATCTATGAACAAAAGTGCTTGTCACAGGTAGGCGTTCTGAACCAACAGGTGGCTAGGGAAACCAAAAAGAAATGAACGCAAAATAAAAAGCCCGAATTTATCGGGCTTTTTTTTGTTTTGGATATAAATTGAATTGACAAAAAATCCGTAAAATCACTATGATAATACTACATTTAAGAAAAGGAGGTTTAAATGTGAAATTTCGACAAATTACAGATACGAATGTTTATCACTATCAAGGAAAAGTTTTTGACTTAACGGTTGATAGAGCACATTCATATAATGTAAATGATTTTGTGGTTCATAATAGTGGTGCAGGTTCTTTGGTAAATTATGCACTTGGGATTACTCAGGTTAATCCTATGGACTATGATTTGATTTTTGAACGTTTCCTTAATCCAGACAGGGGACACTTGCCCGACATCGACTCAGATTTTGGTCCTACTAGAGGTTCAGAAGTGTTTGAACATCTTAATGAACTTTATGGCAAAGAAAATTGTTGTAATATTATAACATTCTCAAATCTTCAAGCAAGAGCGATTATTAAAGACGTATGCCGTTGTTTCGAAGTGCCATTGAATGAAGTAAACGCTGCTACAAAAGTTGTTCCGAAAGATATACATTCTTTTGACGAACTTTTGGAGATTGCAGAATTAAAAGAATTTTTTGATAAACATAAGGGAGTTTATCAACATTGTGCTAAATTATATGGTGCACCTAGACATCATTCTCAACATCCTGCGGGAATTTGTGTATTACCGTTCCCTGTAACGGATATACTTCCTGTAGAAAATGCTACACCAACCATTCATAATATGGTTGGGTTAATGTCTCAGTATGAGAAGGAAAATGTTGAATTGGTTGGGGGTAGAGTAGTAGCTTAATGCCCCTGCAAAGTGTGGAAATTGCTGGAAAGTCCTAAAGTTTATTATGCTACAACGTATTCTTAAACAGAACAGCGTGAACGCTTGAAAAATAATAAAATGAGCCGTCATGCTCGTAACGGAAACCACATGACGACGATGAAATGGATAATCAGCAGCTAAAACCTCGTCAATGATTTTATTGAAGGGGGATGCTCAACGAGTAAGTAGGGAATACACCCTCGCTCACACTAGCTTAAATGTATTAAACACTTGGCGTTAAAGTGGCATTTAAGTGAAAGATATGCTCTAATCTTTATAGAAACACAAAGAAAAGGTGGAATGTATGTTATCCACCTAAATTATAAAATACTTGTTAAAATGCTATATTGTTTTGTTTTAAAATATTTTTTAAATTTTCAGTTGAAAGATTTTCTTTGTAAGAAATGCGGATGAGTGTTATATCATGTTCTTTACATAATTTTTCTTTAATTATGTCGTTTTGATGATGTAAATCAAAATCAAACGTAGATATTTTGTTTTTCATTTTGATTTCGTGAAATGGTCCATCATATTCAATGGCAAGATTTAAAACGGAGAAATATCCGTCAAGAGATAATTGGTCTTTGTTTTTTAACCAATCAAATTGTTTTTCAAATTCAGGTTCTTGATTTAAAATTTCTGCTATTTTTAATATACAATAAGTTCCTGTTTGAGACATTTGTGAGGAAAGATTGTTCAATATGTTTAATTCTTGATATACATTGTTTAAAGAATGGTCAAAATATTTAAGTATGGTTGGCAAACTGTATTTGGATTCATTAATAATAATGTTTTCACTAAGTACCCCATATTTTTTAACAATGGAACTTAAATCTGTGAGAATATCATTTTTAGTAATTTTTTTGTGCATATTAGGTTGTAGACCCATTTCTTTTAACAATCCATTAAAACTACCAAAAAATCTATCAACCGCACTTTGGGGTATGTTGGCTTCTTTAGACCGTTGGATTTTTGTGTTAAATTTGCCATATTTATGATAAAGCTCAAAAGAACGTTTTAGGATTGATTCTTTAGTGAATTCGTTTTGATATGGTTTAATACCATATAATTTTACAAATTTTGCGAAAGAACCATAATGCTTTTTCATTTGAAATTGAGTAAGTTTTTTATCTGAGTGTGATAAAAAATATTGTAAAGTAAACTTATCTGTTGAATTATCGGATTGAAATAAAGTATATATTCTTTGTAGTTCAGATTTAAATAATTGTTTAATTTCAATATTTTGTTGTTTTTCAAGAGGTTGTTCCCCGTTTATACCAATCATTTGTTTAATTTGGGTTAATTTCCCAACAGTTTTTTGAATATGATATTGGCTACAATTTGCAACTTTTATTAATTCGTCCATTCGCAAATTACCATTAGTGTTAAAAAGATTTTTTGCAATTTGCAAAATGTCTTTTTTTGTTGGTTTGTTGAGCTTGGGACGGGTTGCTAGAGCGTCACATTTTACTTTATAAATATCATTCCAACAAGAAAGAGATTTTTTGAAATTTGTAAAAGTTCCAAATAATTCATAAAAATATTCTTTGTTGTAGTTATTCTTTGTTAAAAAGTCTTTTGCAGAAAAATCAATATGTGTTTGTTCCCAATATTCTTCTCCTTTTAGAATAGCTTCTTCTTTTGTAAAAGTATAGTTCCCTTTACGGTTAGCTAAATGAGCCATGCTAATTTTGTTTTTGGTTTTTTCTGAATGTGAGCGGTCAGTTTTGACAGGAGTAAATTTAAAAGTTTTTACGGTAAAATGGTTTGAGTTTTGTTGATTGTATTTTCTAACAAGAGTGAGAAACCCTTCTGTACTTGTAAGTTCTTTTGACGTATACTTACCTTTTTGAATGTATAAAGTTTTATTAATTGTTCCATATTGATTATAAATTTTATAAAAATCATCAAACAATTCTTGTTCAGAAAAAGTAGTAATTTTTTTCATATTTTGTTAACAACTCCTTAACAGTTATTATATAATATAATATATAACAAAACAAGTATTTTATAATTTTTTAAGGTTAAGTTAGATATTCTTAAACTCTCAAATATGGAGTCGTTATACGACCAAATTGATTTATTAAAAAAAGAATATGATATAGATATGAAACTCGCAGACATTCCTCTTGACGACGAAAAGACTTGGGATTTGATTTGTTCTTGTGATACCACAGGCGTTTTTCAGATGGAAGGTGCTATAGGTAAAAATATCATTAAGCAAATTCAACCTCATAACATAGAAGAATTGTCAGCGGTTAATGCGTTTGTGCGACCTGGTACTTCTGGTCTTGAAAACTATTGTGCTGCTAAAGAAGACCACTCTTTAATTCCGAAATATGACCCAAAAATTGATAAATGGTTAGCACCTACTTATGGAGCAATCGTTTATCAGGAGGAGATTCTTGGTATGATTTCCGAAATGATGGGCGTGTCATTTGGTCGTGCAGATATTTATCGTCGTGCGTTAGAGAAGCCAAACAAGAAAGGTAACAAAGAGTTATTTGAAGATTTCTTAAACAATGGTGTATCTAATGCTGTTAAAAATGGTATTGATGAAGAAGGAGCAAAACGCATCCAAAAAGCAATAATTGATAATGCAGGTTATCTCTTTAATAAGAGCCATTCGATTGCCTACTCCATAATAAGTTATTGGTGTGCTTGGGTTAAAGCCAATTATCCATTAATTTTTTATCTTTCTTTGTTTAATACTGAGCCTGTATCAAAATTACAGGATTGTATGCAAGAAGCTATTAAGCATGGAATTAAAATTGAGCCACCTGATATATCTAAATCCAAATTTGAATCCACTATTGAGGATAAAGAGAATATGGTTATTCGTATGGGTTTGAATTGTGTAAAGGGTATAGGTGACAAAGCTGTTGAGGAATTAACACCACAGCAACCATTTAGCGATTTCGCTGATTACTTTGAACGTGCAGGTAAGGGTTCGGGTAAGGGTGTTGTAGAAGCAGGAATTAAAATTGGTGCATTTGAAAGTATGCCGATTAAAATTCATAAGCAGTTAATTCCCGATAATTGTCCGTTGAATATAAAAGACAACGGTGAAGAAGTTCAAGTATATTTAAATAGAGAGCAACAATTGATTTGGTACAATTCTTATCTTGATAATAAGAAGAATAAAGCTGTACCGAATTATGCAATCCCTTACGATTTGATTAAGGGCGAATATTTTGATAACTTTGATAGTGACGAATTAATTCAAGAAAAGGACGGGACTTTAATTATTCCCGAAACCATGCTTGATAAGTTTGGGTTCAATGAAACGCAAGCAGAACAATATAAAACTCGTAAAAAACCAAAGGGCGTTTTAAAAACTGCAGTAGAAGAATTTAAAATGACCCCTATAGAAAAGGGATTTAAGAGTGCTTACGAAGATATTGTTGCTTGTAAAGAAAGCAAATTACAACAGTATTTGCAGAATATGGAAGATTTTGAATTGTCGTTTATTCCACACCCTCTTGAAGCACAAAACAAAATGATTGTTTTAATTAGCGAAGCTAAAGACGGTGCAACGGTAAAATCAGCAGGAATTATTGTTGATATAATTACCCGACAAACCAAAACGGGCAAGCCTTTTTATAATGTAATTTTGCAAACTCCTAGAGAGAAACAAAGACTTACTGTATGGAGTAATGTTTTTAATAATTATAGAGATATTATGACAGTAAATCATATTATAAAAATTACAGGTAAGATAGGTTTTGGTGGTATTACCGTAGACGGAATTTGGGACGCTAAAGCTAATTATAATTAATAAAAAAAAAGAGCAATTAGATTACAAAAATGTAGTTTAATTGCTCTTTTTATTTTTGGGAGTATTAATAATTATACGCTTCATAACACAAATACAAACCATATAAATCAATATTTTGTTTATAGATGAAATTATGCAATAGTTTCTCAGATTTAAATAAAAATTGAGGTGAAGTAGAATGAACAGACCTATAAAAGGCGACGGTTATCGCAGAGGTCAGTATGCACATGTTATGTTCCAAGCTAGTGCATGTGACGTTCCTGAGATGAAAGTCAAAATAAACGAAGGTTCTTTTTGGGTTAATAACCGTACCATTGTAGAATATGGTGGTGGACAGTCCCCACTTATCGAAGCTCCAAAATCAGGTGCTAAGTGGGTACTTGTTGCTATTAATAAATTAGGTAAAGTAACTCTTTATAATGGTGTTCCAATGCCTAATAACCCTGAACCACCTAAAGTTGATAAGAACGTTCTTCCTGTAGCGTTCGTATTTGTAAAATCTTCCTCTAGGGTTATTACCAATGATATGATTTATGATGCTCGTCCATTATACGCTGCAGGTGGTTATCCTGAAGCTCATAATGTGCTTGCAGGTAGAGAAGCAGAAGATTGCCACCCTATTTGTGCGATTTCAGGCTTGCAAGAAGCTCTTGACGATAAAATTAGTCTTGAAGACGTTCGTGAAGAAGTTGCTCGTAAAGCTGACGTAGACGGTACAACTGCTGCTAACTTTACTCTTAATATTGACGATAGTGGTACTCCTGTTGAATATTGTGGTATTCGTGTAAATCGTGGTAATCAGCCACAGGTTGGTTTACGCTTTAACGAAGACGAAGATATGTGGCAGTATACCAACGACGGTACTAATTGGCACGCAATTGGTGGAGGCGTAGGTTTAACTGATTTAGCTTCTTATTATAATGCAGGTATCACTCAGTTGTCTTGCGAACCTGAAAATGCTAGACACCCAATTGCTGTTGGTGATAATGACCCTCGTTTGAAGGAAATTGAAAAGAAAATTGGTCGTGACGAATTACGTCGTGATTATGTTTCTAAAGATGATATAGAAAAACTACTTTCTGAAAAAGCTGATTCTGACGCAGTATTTAACAAAGAAGATGCTGAAAATATTTTCTTGACCCGTGCAGAATTCAGACAGAATGGTGGTTATACTAAGTCTCAGCTCAACGATTTCTTTGACGCAAAAGCAAATGTTTCCTCTGTATATACCCGTAAGGAAGTTGAAGAAAAGTTAGGCAATTATTATAACAAAGAAGATATTAATATTCTTCTTGAAAAGATTGACGATAAATGCCATTGCTGTTGCGGTAAAGGTTCTGCTGACGTAGACCTTTCTGATTATTATACTGCTGAACAGATTGACGAATTAATCCGTCATCTTGACGAAAAGGAATATGACATTGATGAAGTAGACGAGAAAGTTTCCAACCTTCAGACCGCAATTTATGATTTGCGTAATATGATTGGTGAAGGTGGTAGCGGAACTCCTATTAACACTTATTCTAAGGAAGAAATTGACGAAAAAATTTTGCAGGTTGTAACTAGCACTCAGCATAATTGCAAGCACTGCGAACAGCTTTCCGAATTAACCAACTATTACACCAAAGCAGACGTTAATTTGCTTATGTCTGATAAAGCTGACATTAATCATGGTCATACTGCAAATCAGATTTCTCAGGATTCCAACCACCGTATGGTAACTGATGACCAAATTACTGCTTGGAATAATAAGGCTGAATCTCTTAAATATGTTGCGGAAAACGTAGAAAAGAAGGGCGTAGCTAACGGTTATGCTTCTCTTGATGAAAACGGTAAAGTTCCTGTAGAACAACTTCCTACAATGAATGTCGGTGTAGGTAAGGGCGGTGTTCAGTTTGTTGATACTTATAATGAGTTACTTAGCATTACTGAACCTGATACTGACAAGATTTACTTTGTAACTGACGCTAGTGATGATTCCACCGTAGACAATGGTTGGGCTGAATATGTATTTGCTAAAGACGCTTGGTTAAAGATTGCAGAAGGTGAAGCTCTTGATATGGAGCTTGACTATAACAATCTTAAAAATATCCCTGATTACTTTGCTGTAGACCCTGAAATTCTTGCAAAGTATGGTACTATCGGTACTGCGGGCAATGTTTATACCAAGACTGAAGTAGATAACTTGCTCGAAGGTAAGTCTGACGCAAACCATAACCATGACGGTGATTATATTACTGCTGAAGGTTTAACTACTGCTTTGGCAGATTATGTTAAGACTGATAATGAAAAACTTCATTCTGCAAATCAGTTAGGTTCTTTCTCTGTTAGCGAAGCTAATATGGAAGACGGTGCAGTTCTTACCTACAATGCAGAAAAAGACGCTCTTGAATATAAGAAGATTACTGTTACTTCCGAAAATGACGGCAGTGATAAGTACGACGTTGGTAATTATCGTATCACTGAACCTGAAACTCTTGAAGACGGTATGGCTATCGTATATGAAACTGACGACCTTGGTAAAGGACGTTTAACTTATAAGAAGATTACTGCTTCTGAGACTTCTTCTGACAGCACTAAAGTTGGTACTGTTGAAGTAGACGAAACTGATAAGGCAGAAGGTAAAGTTCTTACTTATGAGAATGATAAACTCGTTTATAAGGCACTTCCTACAATTCCTGATAATCTCCCTGAGATTGACGATACTGATAAAGCAGAAGGTAAAATTCTTGCATTGCAGAACGACGGTAAGTTAGGTTATGTAGATATGCCAACAGGTTCTAGTGAAGGTGGTTCTGCTACTAATAATGGTCAGAAAACTTTTAACCTTGTAAGCCCTGACGGTCTTGTAAAAGGTCAGTTCCGTGCTGATAGCAAGAACGCTGTAACTATTGATTATAGTGGCGATACTTACACTCTAACTTTGGATAGAAGTCAGAATGTTCAAATGATTCAATTTGTAACAAACAATATGATTGACAAAGTATTGTATATTAATACCGAATTCACTGACGGTAAGAAATGGTCTTGGCAGGACGGCAGTTACTTCGATATGCCAATTCCTTTGATTTCTTACATTCAGGTTAATGGTAATCAGCTTCAAAAAACAACTAGTGGTTCTTATGGCGTTGATGATTGCGACAAATTCAAAATCACTTCTTTGAACCAAGGTTATCGTGTATTTGTTAAAATGTTGTATTAATTGTTAAGTAGGTGAAGATAATATGAAGTTATTTAATGGCATCATTACAATAGCTTCAACCCCTGAAGAGGTAGCAGGTGCTACCTCTCAGTGGAGTTTTGAAGCTGCTTTTCAAAGCAATGATGGGTTCTTAGTTAGTGATATTGAACTAAAGGACGTTATTGTTTTGAATGGTTATGATATTAATACCGACGAAAGTCAGTATTGTCGATATATTGTCGAAAAAATTGAACCAACTTCTACTATTGGTCACGTTAAATTAACAGTTTCTTATGATGAGGAAATTGTTGACGACGTTGTTTTTGCTCCTAGTGACGCAGATGAAAATAAAATTGGTTTGATTGGTCGTAAGACTTCTGAAAATGGTTTTACTTTCCTCCCAACCGCAGCTGACGGTGTTGATGAAGCAAGCCTTGAAAAGGCTCGTAACATTGACCTTAAAAAACGTGATGAATTATTTGCTGTATATGTAGACACTGCAATCAATGAAATTAGAAACAGTATTGGTCAAGGTGGTAGTTCTGAAGGTGGCTCTGCTACTGACGATACCAAATTACCAATTGCAGGTGGTACAATTACAGGCGATTTAACTGTAGAAAATCAGACTACTTTAAACAAGACTCATATTAAAGCAGGTGACACTTCTGTTAACGTAACAAGTGATGGTGTTAAAACTGCAATTTCTAGCGTAAATGCAATAGATACTAAAACTGTAGAATCTGATAACGCAATTGAGGCTTCTGTTTCCCGTGTATCTCACAATGGAGCTTCTAATGTTACCGATTTGGCAAATGGTGCAACTGCAGAAAGACTTGTTGCTACTCGTGCAACCGAAACTGCAATGTCTTCTGAGGAGGTAAGTTCTGTTGAAGGTGAAGCAAAGCATATTCTTAATGTAAAAGGTACTAAGGCAGACATTCAGATTAATGCTACAGGTCGAACTTCTTCTCATATTAATGTATCTGCTGATAAAACTCACGGTCTTGTTGAAGTAGAAGCAAAAAATGTTAACTTGAATGGTGAAGTAACAGTAACAGGTGCTCAAAATGTTTCCGATAATGTTACTGCTAATAAATTATTTATGACTTCCGAAGATACTGAGTTTGCTGATAATCAGCTCGTATCTAATTCACGCTTAAAGTCTTATGTTATTAGCTATGTAGCTGAGAAGATTGCTGACGCTACTAATGGTGGTCTTACTAAGTCAGAAGTAGAGGAAATGTTAAAGGATTATGTTACCAACGTTGCATTACAAAGTTTGTTAGCACAAGCTTTGGCAGAAATTCCACCTGCTAACATTTTAACTAATGACGACAATCTTTTTGTTAGTGCTGCTCAGGTAAGTACTTGGAATAATAAAATGGACACTTTCGACCTTTCTAAGTACGAAACTGTTGATATGAAAGGTGGAGCTAATGGTTATGCACCACTTAATGAAAACAGTAAAATTCCTGACGAATACTTGCCATTTAGCACAATGCTTGACGCTGTTGAACCTGTAAAGTTTATGGACAGTGATAGTTTTGATAGACACTACAATACTTTAAAAGAAGTTAAAGTTGGAGAAGAAACCAAGACAATTCGTATGGGTGATTTGAAGGGTTCTTTGTTTGTAGTATTTGCTCCAAATGATGAGGTTCTTAATGGTGACGGTGATTTACCTGATTGGCGTTTTGTTGGCGTATATTCTGCAAACCAAGAAGACGTAACTTTGGGTCGTGCTGAAGCTGTTGGTCAGCAATTGAAGCATGAATTTGGTACATATAATTCCTCACGTAAATTAATTGATTGGAAGAGTATTGCCAATGTTCCTACTTCTTTAGTTCAGACCGATAAGAATGGTAAAATTTCTGAGGATGTATTACCTGAAATTGGTGCTAGAAACTATGGTGGTATTCAGTTCGATAAATATGGTCGTCCTGAATCATATACTACCCCTGAAGGTGGTACAGGTTCTAATAGTGGCGGTGCTCCTGCAATGCAGTGGTATCGTGTACCACATGCTAACGGTGACGATTTGCTTGCTTATTATGGTACAGGTGAAGGTATTACTGCTAAGATTTCCAACAACAAGATTGATATTACCGTTCCTAAAGGTGTAAGCTATAGAACTTTACAGGTATGGATTGACGAAGACCACATGCCAACTGGCGGTATCGACATTAATCTTGACGTTACTAAGACTTATATTGGTGCGGTTGAACCTACCGAAGACGGTACTGTAATCATGACAGGTCCTATCCCTACAGTAGATGTTTTCCGTCTTGACGGTGGTATAGGTTTGGTAAGAGACTATACTTATGTTTATAATGGTGACGGCACGCTTTCACTCGGTGGCGATAGCATTAACGAAAACGAAGCCAAAATGTACGTAATAAGATTATAATTTATAATAAGTAAAAACGGCTCTATATAAATATAGGGTCGTTTTTAGGAGGTGAAAAAAGTATGAATTGTACTATTACTAGTGCCACTTTTAGTTCTATTGATGAGGAAGGAGTACAAACCTACACTAAAGTTAAAGTAGCAGACAATGTGTATGGCGGTAAATATTCTATTAAAGATATAAAATCAAATGACGTTGTATATGGATATACGACAAACAAAAGTACGGGTGCTCATATATTTGCCGTTTTTAAAATAGTATCTGTGGCTAAACAAGGATTTGGTTGGAAAATACTAATAAAACGTTCTAATGCAATTGAAGAAAATGATAATAATATCCTTGATGCTTCTTTTGGAGCATTTGCTTGTGATTGTGTAGATTTCATTGAGGACATTCCTAGCGGTTCGGGAGCAAAACTTAAAAGTGCTAACTTAACTGAAATGGCTAGAACATATAATTTGCTTCATTTACCAAAGGCTTTTGTTGACGTAATTAAGGTTGATGATATAGTTACCGATATGTCTGCCGAAGATAGAACTAAACGTCATTATTTTAATTTACAGCACACACCATTAGAAGAAGAATTGGTTTATATGGAAATCAATGGCGTAAATTATTATGAACAGGCAGACGATATGATTATTGATAGAGAAAATAAACGTATTTATTTTGACACACAAGACGACGATTTTTCTTTTAAAGATTTGCAAGATTCTGTCTCTACTATTCGTGTATTCTATCATTTTATTAAAGAAACCTAACTAATTTGAGAGCAATTAAAATAATTGCTCTCTTTTTTTCTATAATATTAATGGTGATAGAAATATGATTGCAAACAATACTTTAATTTTAGGGTTGGATATTTCCACTAAAAATACAGGTTGGAGTGTCGTTAAGTATACAGACGATAACTATGAGTTGCTTGATTATGGTGACATTCCTCGTGGGAAAATGGATATTGATGAAGTTCTTGTAAATTTTGAAAAAGAATTTCAAAAGATATTAGACAAATGGAATCCCGACGTTATTTCTGCAGAAGCTCCTTTCGTTGGGAGCAATCGACAAACTATTGAAAAATTATGCTATGTTCACGGTGTAATGCTTTTAATGGCTAAAAAAGAAAGAATTCCCGTTACTTACTATAGTGTTATGACACTTAAATCAAAAGTGCTTGGTGGTATTAAAGCAAAGAAAGAAGACGGCACTAAGAAAACAGGTAAGGAAATGAAACAGGAAGTTCAGGATAAAATAATTGAAATTTTTGGTAAAGAAAACTTTATCAAAGAATATAATGACGACATTACAGATAGTATGTCCGCAGCTTATACATACATAGTAATGGACGGATTACCTGTTGAGAAAAAGAAGAAAACAAGAAAGAAAAAATCTTCTTGACAGTAGACAAATGTTAATATAAAATAAAATATATAAACGATAAAGAAAGAAGGATTTTGAAATGGCGAACAAAAAACGGTTAATTACAGCTTATCAAGACGCTGAGTCTGCATTAAAGAAAGTTCTTCCACATGGTAGCGGAATTGATTATGATTGGAGTTTTGAGGTCAAAGGCGATACTATTGTGGCTAATAACGGTTGGCATTATATGGATGCTAATGGTATGTATGTTGGTGGAATGGGATTTGACATCGTACTTAAATCTGATGGTAGTTATTCTGACCCTAATTTTCATTTAGACGACCTTGTTAAGAGTGAAGTAGGTAAGGAAGTTGCTTATGAACACTTTGTAGATGATGAAGAATATGAAAATCCACAGGATTTGTCAGAAGAAGAAATCCGTAGGGCACTTGAATTTGAAACTGATTTAATTTCTGATATTATTTTTGAAATGTTTGAAACTGTAGATAAAGAAGTTCTTGCAAAAGCAGTTAAAGATTATATTGCGGAAGAACAGGCTTGATACAAAATTTTAAGGCACTCTTAACAGAGTGTCTTTTTTTATTGCTATTGACAGTTTTAGGTATTTTTGATAAGATATTAACGAGAGAAATATATTAAGAAAGAAGGAATTTTTTTGAAAATCGTTTGTTTTGCCGACACACATGCGGGGGTTAAAAATTATGGTAAGATAGATAAAACTACAGGCATGAACGAAAGAGAAGTACAAACTTTAAATTTGTTAAATGAAGTGGTTGAATATTCTATAAATAACAAAGTAGATTGTGTAGTGTTTGCAGGAGATATGTATCATAAGAATATGCCGTCTCCAACATTAGTTAATAGTGTTAATGAAATAATGGTTAAGTTATCCGATAATAAAATCAGAACATTTGTTCTTGACGGTAATCATGACGTGTCTAAAATGGAAACATTTAATTCAGGGTTGACACAGTTTGACACATTACATATTCCGTATTTTACACACAGTCGTTTTTATAAGGAAGAGTTGTTTGATTGTGAAGGTACAACTTATCGTTTTATATTTTTGCCAACCTATCATACAAAAGATGAAATTGCAGAATATATGGCTAAGTTGGATAATAAATATCCAACATTTATTATTTTTCATGGTTCTATTCTTAATGCTCAGTTAAATGATTGGAATACTATGGATAGTAATACAAGTATTCCTAAAGAAGTTTTTAATAAGCCTAATGTATTGAGCGTAATTATGGGTCATTTCCACAAATATCAGGTGCTTGAAGAAAAACCTTTGGTATTCTATACAGGTTCTACAAATCGTATAGATTTTTCTGAGGAAAAGCAGAAGAAGGGCTTCGTTATTCTTGACGTTAATAATACTGAGGTAAATCATGCTTTTGTAGAACTCGATAAGGCACAGAAGTTTAAGACTATTATGCTTGATTGTACTAATATGAGTACTGCACAGGAAATTGAAAATTGCATTAGTGACGCTTTGGATTCAACAATTATTAAAGACTGTATTCTTCGTATTAGATTGAATTTAAATGAGAATATTATTGTTGACGAGAAGAAAATTCTTGAAAAAGCATATAACCAAGGCGTGTATTATATGCTTAAAATTCAAAAGACTTTACCAAATATAGAAACTATTGTAGAGGACGGCATTAGCAATATGCTTTCCGTTCAAGAGTCTTTGAAGAAATATTTTGACGGACAAAAACGAATGTCCGAGCGTGTTAATTTAGGAATGGCTATTGTTAAGGAAATTGAGGGAGAATAAATGTACGTAAAACCTGTTACTTGTAATATGATGTTATATTATGGTGTGTTTACGAACGAAGCAGAAATCTCCAATATTTTGCATGTTAAAAAGTTGAAGTTGGAAGATTTTTATGGCTATATCTATAGTAGGGATTTACAATTTCAGCGTGTAGGTAATAGCAAAAATTCTAAAGAGTTGGTTGTTGGTAAACAGCTTGATTATTACAATGATTTTGTTGCCATGAAGATTATACATGTTGGTTCTGAAATTAAGTGTACACATATGAATGGCAAGGACATTAAACTTAAATTGACATCACAGGAAGAAAATGAAGTAAACACCAAATTGTTGGAATTAGGGTTCTTTCCTAACACCAATTATTATTTGTTTCATAATTATGATTCAAAATTGATAAAATGAGAGGGAAATAAAATATGTTACCAAAGTATTTAAAAATTAAAGGATTTAGAAGTTATATAGATACTGAAATTGATTTTGCACAATTCGGTGATATGTTTTGTGTAATTGGTCAAAACGGAGCAGGTAAATCTTCCATTATAGAAATGATTACAACTGCTTTGTATTGGGTAAATTCTTGCACTGATTCTAAAGGAGCAGGAATGGACGAATGTATTAATTCTGATTGCGACCATTTTGAAATTGAATTTTGTTTTGTAATGAATGGGATTGAATACATTATCAAAACTACAAAATACCGTGGCGAGAGCCGTGAATTGGAGTTTTACATTGACGGTGTAAATCAGTCTGAAAAAGTAACTGAAACTCAGGAAAAAATTAACAATGTTTTAAAAATGGATTATGATACTTTCCTTGACACTGTTTGTATTGGACAGGGAAAATCTAGCCGTTTTATGTCCAAAAAACCTGCCGAACGTAAGCAGACATTAATGCAGATTCTTGACGTTCAGAAATATGAACAGTATGAGAAGCTTGCCAAAGAAAAGAAAAAAGCTATTAAAGAGCAAATGGACGCTATTGATTATAAAATTGATTTGATTGGGAATAATGAAATTAATGAAGATGAAGTTAAAAGCACTATTGCTAATAACGAAATTGCGATTTCTGCTCATAAAAAATCAGTAGAAAAATTGAAGAAACAACTCGAACAAGAGTTGGAAGAAAAAGCAAAGTACAAGTCTATTATTGAATTGAATAATAATGCTAAAATGTCACAAGCTTCGGCAAACAGAAATTATGAAAATTTGTTGAGCAAATTAAATAATGCTAAACAGAAAAAAGAAGAAATGGGTAATTCTGCTATGCCTAACGTTGAAGCTTATAAAGAAGACATTCTTAAATATAAGCAACAATATGAAGACAACGAAACCAAGTTGAATGAATTGAAAGAAAAAATTCACAACTTAAAAACACAAGCACAAATTCATCAAAATTATATTAATGATTATCGTAAGCAATTTGAAGATTTTAAGTCTTATGATAAAGCTATTTGCGAATTGTGTGGTAATGAAATTACTGAAAGCCATAAAGAATCTCATTTAAGGAAAATTAAGGCACAGGCAAAAGAACATAGTATTAAGAAGAAAGAATTTTTGGCACAAGCAGAAACATTAGCAGAAGATGTTAACTTGATGACAACACAGAATAATGAATATCGTCACAAAATTGATTTTGGTAAAGAACAAATTCACCAAGCACAGTTACAGAAAAGTAAATATGACGATATAATAAATATGTTCAATTCTTTGAATGAAATGTTTGAAGAAGCTAAAAAGCAAAAAGAACAAGCTGACAAAATGGAAATTTTGAACATTGAAGAAAAGCAATTTAATGATGATGAAATTCGCCATAAAATTACTGCAGAAGAATCTGAAATGTTAACGTTAGTTTCTGAAAATGCTCGTTTGCAGGAAAGCATTAACAATTACAACCAAAACAAATTGCAATTGGAAGAACTGCAAAAAGAATATGCTGTATTGAAACAAAAACATACAGACTTAACAGCAGTTGCAACAGCTTTTGGTAAATCAGGTATTCCTGCTTCTATTATTGCTCATGATATTCCTGAGATGGAAGCAGAAACCAATAAAATTCTTAAAGTGATTTCCAATGATACTATGTCTATTCAGTTTATTACCACAAAACAAACTGCAAAAGGTAAGAAAACAACAGATACTTTGGAGATTGTTGTAAATGACACTAATGGGGCACGAGCCTATGAAACATATTCAGGTGGCGAAAAGTTCCGTATAGATTTTGCTTGTCATATTGGCATGGCGAAATTCCTCACCAAACGTGCAGGAGCAAGTATCGACTTCTTGATTATTGATGAAGGTCTTGGAAGTCAGGACGATTTTGCCAAGCAAAAGTTCATTGAAAGCATTAATGCCTTGAAGGGTTTATTTAAGCAAATTATGGTAATTACACATATTCAAGATTTACAGAATGCTTTCGATAAGAGAGTTCTTGTAGAAAAAGACCAACTCAATGGTTCAAAGGTGGAGATTATTTCTTGACCAAAATTTTGAACAAAAAATATAATACAGATATACAAAATAAAAAGGTGGGAAGAAAATGTTTATTGACGTAGAGTTTGACGAAATCGAGACTCCAAAGAAAGAAACAAAGAAAACTAAAGAGGCTAAGGAAAAGACTTTTTCTGAAGTTTTGGACGACCTTGACGAGGAATATGGTGGCAAGAGTTGTAGTTTTGTAGAAGTAGAAAATATTGGTAAGACCATGTTACGTGCTTTGCCAAAGCTTAATTTTACAAAACTTCGTAATGAAATGAGCCACATGCATGTAAATGTATTTGAGAATCCTACTACATTTCAGCTTACCGAAGCTATGGCACAGGTACAGGTTTATAAGAACCGTTTGGCTGAAATTATGACTTTGGTAGAACACGAATATATTACTCGTAAGCGTGTAAATGATATTTTGTTTGACGCAAACCAAGCAATCTCTAAGCAGAGTTCAGCAGATAAGCGTAAAGGTGAAGCAACTTTGCGTTTTCCAACACTGCTTATGAAGTTTAGCGAGATTGAAAGTTTCCGTTATGAAGTGAATAGTGTTATGAATAATCTTCGGTCTATTGGTGATACAATTTCTCGTCAAACTACTGTAATGCAAATGCAGATTAACCTTGGCGAATATCGCAAAAAGACAGCAGAAGATTTTAGAAATCGTGGTGAAGGTGAAGACCCACTTGATTATAAATCAGGTGCTCCACAGTTATTTGACGAAAGCCCAATTAAAGAGCAGTCTTGGACAGAAGATTTCTAAGTAATGTAAAGGGCACAATCAGCCAATTGTGCCCTTTTTATATTAATTATAAAAGGCGGTGAAAAAATGAAGTTGTCAAAAAGTTCACAAGCTAATGTGGAACAGTTTATGGAAAATCGTATGGCAGTGGATGCAATTGGTAAGGCTTTGTCAAGAGCCAAAAGTTACGGTTTTACGAACGCAGAACGTCAGCCGTTAATTATCCAAAAGTTAAAAATTGTTAATGCCTACAAGGAATCCAAAGAACGAATTCTTGCTGATTTTATTAATTGTAATGTAATGGAATTGACAGAAAATTGGTATGCTATTTTATGTTTAAATGGAAGTAAAAAAGATATATTGGTTTGTCCTTTAAATAAGAAAAACATTGCGGATATTCAACATGATTTTATTACAGGCAAGTTAAAGCCTCAATGTGAATATGGACAGTTTATTAAGCAAAATACAAACCATAAAGCACTTGACCAATATAAAATTGATACTTTTAAAGTAGCAGATAAGATTATGGAAGAATTTTTGGATTGTATATGTACAATTACACGAAACAAACAGGAATATTCTCTTACGTCACATTGTTTGCGTCGTTGGAATGAAAGAATTTATGAAAACGACGAGAAGTTAAACAAAGATACCCGTAAAAATGCAGTGGGGGATTTAGCCAAATCTTTCGCAGAAGCTCAGTTGGTATATGAAAACAGTGACGGTAGATTTTTCTTTAATAAAGAGGACGTAATTTTCTTTGTTGTTTCACAGGATGATAGCGTAGTTACATTGTGGAAAAGCAAATTTGGCTTTACTTGTGAAGATATTGACCGTGTTACTACATTAATGCAACTTGACTATATTAATCAAATTCAAAAAGAATTTTATGCTTACAAAGAAGAATGTGATAAAGAAGTCGAAAGACTGAAAGAAGAAGAAAATTCTTATATTAATAGTGTTCATTATCTTGAAGAACAGATTGAAAGCTTAATTAATCTTAAAAATAAAATTCAAGAAAAACGTGAACAGCTTGGACAACATATTAGTGACGTTAAAAATAGTATTACGGGAAAATACAAGATTTTGAAGAAAGAAGAAAGCTTGTTATTTAAACCGCATAAGATGGTGACTGACGTAAATGAAGAAGAAGATTAGTGAAGAAAAATATAACATTTATCGTAGAGTTTTTTTAACTCTTTGTGATAAAATTAGTAAAATGTTAACTGTCTACCCTGCAGATGAAAAAGCTATTAAAGAATGTACTGTTAAATTGATAGTTGCAGGAGTACAAGTCATTATTGGGATTAACTATAATGATATAGAATATAATTATAAATTTGCTAGTTCTGTATATCGAACTATAATATCTGCAATGTTAATGCTTAAACCCGAAGAATTGGCAAAAATCTTTATTCCTGAGAAAACATACGACGGGGAGAGGTTTGGAGAAAAAGATTATTTCTTTGCCAAACGAGCTATTGAGAAACAAAAAAAAGTAGGATTTAATAACAATATTGAAACTCTATTAGATTATTTAACTGATTTAAATAATCTTAGTGCGATTTTGTTTGTTATTAATTGCGAAAAAATTCAACGTTGTCAAATTGAATATGAAAATCGCCAAAGAACAGCAAAAAAAATTGATGCTATTATGAAAAAGTTTAAATGTGGCGTTATACTTAATAAACACGGTAAGTTGGAACATACTTATATATATGATAATGGGAGGCTCAAAAAATGAGCGATATAAAACGTTTTGACCCCGAATTTACAGAGGACGGGCAGTTTATACCCAAACAAAAGTTCTGTGCTAGTTGTAAAAAACGTATGCAATGCGACAAGTTATATGATAAACGCAAAGAAAATCATACTACTAATGACTATTCAGAAATTGTATTGGATATGTATTATACATGCGACGAGCATGAAGCCATGTATATAGAATTCCCTATTTTGGTTAATGGAATTACTAGTGATATTGCTTTTGACCGAGATAATAATGAATTCAGAGTTGGTGATATGTGTATTGTTTCTGTTAATGCCGAGGGGTTTGACGACAAATTACATTTAGGTATATATTTGGGCATGTTGCCTGTATCAATTATATCTTTATATGATAAGAAAAATACAAAAATTACAAATAAGTTTAATCCTAATCCTGCTATATTTGTACCCAAGTTTAATAAAGTATTTTATGGTATGAATATGCGGTGGCAGTTTATAGAATCTAAAGAGGATTTGCTTGGGTTAGACGACAATGAACCTGTCGATTATCTCAATATGGTTAATAACAAATTTTAAAATTTTCCTCACTGTTTTTAAACAGTGAGGATTTTTTTGTAAAAAATTTAAAAAACTATTGACATTTTATTGAGTTTGTGATTTAATATAATTGTAAGTTTGAAAAGTAATTAAATATTACAATTAGAAAGGATGACTTAAACTATGGCAAAAAAGAAAAATACTAGTAACACCACAACCGCTACTACTGCACCTGTTAAGGAATTGACCAACTTTTCTTTGGAACGCAGTTTGTTTGTTTCAAGTGCAGGAAAGCTCAGTGCTGTTAAGTGGGAAAACCGACATGGAATTCAGGCAGATGTTCTTATCGACAAATTTCAGGGTGGTGCAAATGCTTGTAAAACCCACTATATGAAAGACGAGGCTACTATTTTAGCGGAAGCTTGTGACAACAATACTCAGCAAGACCTTGATATATGTCACCTTCCTGTAGGATTTGATACTTTGTGCTTGGAATTTTCTGTGGAGGCACAGCCATTTAACAAGAAGCGAATTTCCGCTTGTAATCTTATGTCAGTAAGAAAGCGTTTGGCTTCCCTTGTTACTGAGTATGTAACTAATTGGGGATTTAAGGACATTGCAGTGCCTTATGTAAACAACGTGGTTAATGGTTGTAGTTTGTGGAGAAATCAGAACAGTGCTGACGAGATTATAACTGAAATCGAGATTGGCAATGGTAAGCAGTTTGTTTTCAATTCTTTTAACTACGACCAGAACAAGTTTACAACAAACGACCCTCAGATTAACGAGATTGCAGATATGATTGCCGACACCCTTTGTGGGAAGCAGAGATTGTTCAAGATGACTGTCCGTATTTATGCTCGCCTTGGTGACAGACATATTGTATATCCTTCTCAAAACCTTATTATGGACACTAAAGGCAAGTTCCTTTATGAGTTGAATTCCGACCACCTTGCAGGACTGCATGACACTAAGATTGGTGCCGCGTTGCGTCGTATTGATACTTGGTATCCAGATTATATTAATAACAATAAAGAACCTATTCCTGTATACGCTTATGGTCAGGATAGAACTGAGAACATTGTTCATAGATATTCTTTTGACAGCAATATTTATGGATATATTAAGACTTGGTTGCTTGAAGAACAGGATATTCCTGACGAAGCAAAGCATTTTGTTATGAGTTGTTTCGTTTTTGGTGGAGTATTTAACCCAAAAAATAACAATGACAAGAACGACGCTAACAATAATAACAATGCTGACGCTAATGGCGATAAGACTGAAACTAACGATAGTGAAGTTAAGGCTGAGGCTGAGGAAACCGTTAAGACTGACGTTAACAAAAATGAGGCTGACGACGCTAACGCTACTTTGGCTATGTTTTGAGGAGGTTTGAATAATGTTTAGTCAGGAGATTGTGTTGGATGAACCGAGCACTCACATGTTGAGTAATGTAATGAAAAAACTGCATGGTCTGTTTAGTCAGGAGGTAAATTGTGGGAAATTCGCTGTGTCTTTCCCACAGCATTCCTTCAATAACAAGAAAGAACTCCAACTTGGCAATACAATTAGCGTTTTGTGCAACGAAGAAAAAACTTTGGCTGATTTAAATTTGTTACAGGAGTTTTCTGAATGGAAACTTCTTACCGTTAAGCCTAACATTACAAGTGTTGATAAATATTGTCTGTTTAAACGGGCACACCTTCATTCTTACAAGGCTCATGTAACAAGAAAAATGAAGCGTGGAACACTGACTAATACAATTGATTTGTTTCAAGCACAAGAAAAGAAAAAGGAAGAATTTTCAAAACATGCGTGTTTGAAAATGTCAAGTAAATCTACAAGACGTTATATGAAGCTGTATATTACAAAAAGCAAAAACGTTGAAAATGCCAAGTTCAATTCTTATGGATTGGTTACAGAAAGGATTAGTAATGGCTAAGAAGAAGAAAGAACCAAAAGATTTTAAAACTGAAACTGAACATGCGATTAACAAGTTGGTTAAGGCTAATACTTTTAAAAAGATGTTGGCAAATGACTGTTTTGACTCTACAATGTTTGCAACCCACGTTTCAAAGTTTTTGCATACTAAAATTAGCTTAAATAACGTTGCCAATTTGTTTGATGATTCGGTTGCAGATAATCGTGATTATTTATGTACTGCAAATTCGGGTTATAGTGACCCTGATATTATTTTTAATGGAGCAACCGTTAAAGCTATGCTTGCGACATTTTTATCATGTGAAATTACATATAAAGATGCACAAGGAGTTGAGAAGATTGTTACCATATTGCAGTTATTAAAAGACGATTACAAATATTTACGTGACGCTATAACATATTTGATTGACGAGAATTATCTTTTTGTTGTGGACGATTATGACGATTTTCGTAATAAGGCGTTGAGTTGTGTTAAAACTCCTATGCCTATAAATTCTAGCCCATTGAACAATCAGATTTATTTCCCTGTTGCTGAAAATGACTATGTTTTGCTTGACCCTATTCCTTCTACTGTACTTTTTAAAGAGGTGCATAATAAGTTAAAAAATGTAAAAAATGTTTCAAAAATTCGTTATGCTATGGGTAGCGATAAGTGGAGAAACACAACCACGAGCAAGATTGTTACCAAAACAGGCGATTTCGTCACGAGAGATATGTCTGCTAATTATATGTTCCTTACTTTGCCCCCACAAAGCTTGTTGAAAAAGAATAAGCGTAAGGTAATTTATCCAAAATTTAATGTGGAAAATATGCAAGGTGTACAGAACGGAATGCTTATTGATGACACTTTGCTTGATACAATTTGTAAAGAAGGTCTGAGAGGTCGGGCTACTGCCAAGGCTGAACGTGCAGAACGTGACGACAGTGTTAAGAGAAACTTTTTGGAAAAATATGGTTGGAGTGTAATCCCCAACGGATATGAAATTCATCATATTATCCCAATTTCTCAAGGTGGAGCAGATGCAGTAGAAAACATGATTTTGTTAACAAAAGCACAACATGCAATTATTACTCGTTGCCATTCTGCATATTTTGGGTGGCACATGAGGGTGTAAAAGGAGGCAACTATGGGGAAGTATGTTTTGATTGACGGAGTAGAAATTTTTGGTGCGAATGCATTTCATCGCATTTGTGTAGGTACTCCAGCTATGACAGCGTTAATGGGCTTTGTAGAAAAGTTGAAAAATGAACTGAGGGAAGAATATAATAATCCTGCCATTAATATAGAAGCGGGATTTATTATTAATGATTATTGGCTTGACGCAGTTAAGGACTCAAAATATAAGTCGCTTCACATGAACGCAAAGACTGTAGAATATTATCGTGGTGACAGTAACCATTCACAAAAAAAGATTTTGAGTTGTCAGTCAGTGTCTAATCAGGCGTATATGGATTTAAACATGTCGTTTCTTTTAAAAATTGAAAATTTGCAAATTACCAATGACGTAACATGTTTTATTAAAAATATAGTTGAAACTTTGCGTGTTGCGGGTGGTAAAATTACAGAAGTTGACGACGTGTTTGAAATTGAAGACCTTCAAGACGTAGAATGGGGTGGACGTTTTATTACCTGCGAACAACATGCTTTGAATGAAGCAGAGGGTGACAATATGCTTGACAAGATGATTAAAGCTTGTCAGGATGATTATAGACTGAAAGTAATTCCTTATGGATATAGACAGGAAACCCCGTTTCGTTTAAATGTTAAAAATGTACGAGAAGAAAATGTACCACATTGTTTTGTTGAATCAATTTATACATTGATTAAATTTAAACATATTTCTGAAATTGAAAGCATTGATGAGCTTTGGTGGCATTATGAATATCGTGAAGGTAGCAACAATGATGGTATTTTCATTTGTACACAAGAAAAATCAGTTGAATAAATTGCTAAAAAAAATATTGACAAACACTCTTTAATTAACATATAATATTTTATGTCAGGAATATTAAACAATTGCAGTGACAATCAATATTCGCTGACATAAAATATTATAGCTACATTGACCGAGTTGCCACACATGCACTACAGCTAATATAGCATATCAAGCAAACTAGGTACAATGTAATACAGTTAATGGAGGTATTTTATTTATGTCTACCACTACAAGTTTTAACATGGATTGGGGCGACGTTCAGACAGGAAGCTCCAAACAGGCAGATTTTATGAAGTTGAAGGATGGTGTAAACCTTCTTCGTATCGTAAGTAAGCCATCTCAGCTTGCATTGCATTGGGAAGCTACTACTGACGGTCAGCGTAAGAAGATACTTTGCACAGGCAGTTCTGATTGTATTCTTTGTGAACATGGTTCTCGTGCTACAAGACGTTTTCAGTTCCTTGTAATTGACAAGAATGAGAATTGGGACGCACAGAAGCAGGAATACACAGGCGAGCCAAAGGTAAAGATTTTCGAGACAGGTGCTTCCGTAGTTAAACAGATTCAGGACTATGCTAATGACGTTGAATATGGCGACCCTGAGAAATACGATATTCGTATTAAAAAGGAAGGTACAGGTAAGGACACTCGTTATTCTGTACTCCCTTCTCGTAACTCTAGTGAGCTTACCGACGTTGAGAAGAAAGCAGTAGAGGAAGCTCCAACAATTGAGAGTTTGAACAAGATTCCGTCCAAGAGTGAAATCCTTGATATGCATCTTGCCATTCTTCAGGGCGTTGGCAATGACAGTTCTGCTCCTTCTTCCAAGTCCACTGAGGACGACGGTTGGGGCGACGATTTCGACAACTTCTAATAAATAAAATGAAGCGTTACATTAAGAATTTCTTAGTGTAACGCTTTTTTTGTAAATGCAAAAGAAACGACAAAATCAATTAACTGATTTATTATTTTTTTTATATAATATACATATCATATAGTGAAAAGAGGAAAAACAATGAAAGTAACATTACTTACACATACTCCCGAACCTGAGAAGGTAATTGCGTGTGCAGCAAAACTTTGCTATTCTTCTAAGGTGGATATTGATTCTTTAATGGATTCACTTACTCCCGAATCTACAGAAAAATTTGTAAGGAAGCTTGTTTCTTTGGGTCATCAGTCTCCTTTAGAGCATGTATCTTTTACTTTTGCTCTTGAAGGTGTATCTCGTTCTTTTTTGGCTCAGATAACTCGTCACAGAGTTGCTTCTTTTTCTGTTCGTAGTCAGCGTTATTGCAATGAAGGTGAATTTGAAGCAGTAGCTCCAATTAAAATCAAGAACAATAAGGAAGCAAATGAGAAGTTTGAGACTATTATGAATAATTTACACGAAGAATATAATAATCTTCAGACTGAGTTTGGTTTGCCAAATGAGGACGCACGAGCAATTCTTCCAAACGCTTGTGCTACAAGAATGATTGTTACTATGAATGTTCGTGAATTGTGGCATTTCTTTAATGAACGTTGCTGCAATCGTGCACAACATGAAATTCGTATGGTTGCAAATGAAATGCTTAAAAAGTGCCGTGAAGTAGCCCCAATTCTTTTTGAAACTTCGGGTGCTAAATGTGACAGTTTAGGGTATTGTCCCGAGGGTGCAATGTGTTGTGGCAAAGCTCCAACAATTGAAGCAATTATGGAAGTATATAATAGACAAGTAGGTGAATAAATTATGTGGGAATTTGCTATGAACCATTGTATAGTATTTTTATGTTGTTTTTATATAATGTGCTTGTTGCTTGAATCTGCATTAAGATGTATTGCTATTTTGGTAAGAGGTTATCCTAAGAATGATGAGGATGGGAAAAATATACTAAAAAAAAGTTCTTTAAAACCTGATACTTCTTCATGCCGTAATAAAGATTGCGATAAATGTGAAGATAGATATGATTGTAATCCAAACGTAGGAAAAGACGAACCATAAAAATAAAAAGCTGTTGGATAATGTTTCTAACAGCTTTTTCTATTCTATATTTAGAAAGACTAGTAGAAAGGATTTTGTAAATGGCGAATATTTCTAAATATGTATATTCTTCTTTGATTACAGAGAATGGTTATTTCCCGTATGTATATAAAGACGAAAATAATAAAATATATTCCATCATGGTAATGAATGACGGTAAAGATACTTGGCTTAATTTATACACCTCTGAAAATGAGGGTGATAGTTGGGAACAAGATACTGATTTACCTTTAAACGAAGATTGTACCATGTATTCTCCAAGATTGTTTGTTAAGGACGACGTAATATATGTATTTGCTCATGGCAAAAGTGGGGCTAAAAATGCAATATATTTTATTCGTAAATTTTTAAATCTTAAAGACGACGGTAATAATCCAATTGACCCGTTTTGGGAAGAAGAATGGACAAAATTAATATTTGATAGTTCCAAACATTGTCGTATTACAGATTTGCGTGTAGACGATTCGGGTTATTATGCTTATATCATATATGATAAAGAAACTGATAAACAAACTTATGAAACTCGTTTGAATGTATTTTCTTTGACGGATTATGAAATTAAAATGGACGTATCTGTAAATGAGAATACTAAAATTAATCAGCATAATGGTAAAGCAACTCTGTTAAATAATAAAATTATTGGTATTTCTTGGGAAATGCAAACAGTAAGTGTTTACGACAGCAAAACTTATCAGATTGCATACAGACAATTTGATATTGTTAATCAAGAGTGGTCAAATACCATTATATTGAGTGAGGACGAAAAACATAATAATTATCATCAGTCAATTACACATGACTCAGCCAATAATGTTTATGTAGCTTGGTTAAATACACAGGAAACAAATACCGACGGTTCTTTATCTTACTTCAAAACTAGCAAAATTCAATATGCAACCGTTACTAATGCAGAAAAAAGTTCTTATGAGACAATTTCAACAGACGCAAAGGAAAATGAATATCCTTATTTAGTATGCGACGAAAATGATAGTTTGTATATTGTTTTTGCTTCTCAGAATTATGTACAGTATTTTACTAAAAAAATAAATACTGACGAATGGGTAGAAATTAAAAATGTCCACCAAAATGATTGGAAATTATTGGTTGGCTTTTGCTATGATAACAATTTATATACTATTATCCGTAAGGATAATGAAATATACATGGTTCGCATTGATACTCTTTTGGCTGAAGATTTTCAGCCTGTTAGAGATTTTCAAATTGCTGACGTAAACAACAAAGAAATTTCTTTTGTTTGGACAGCAGTTCGTAATGCAGAGGATATTAAATTAGAAGAATTGGTTGCTGATACAGCTAAATGGAATTGGTTCAAACCTAACACTACCGCAGGAGTAACAGCAGATACAAATACCGTATATTGCGTTGGGTTAAATGCCAATAAATTATATGCTTTTAAGCTACTTTATAAAGTAACTACAGATAAGAAAACACACACAATTTATTATCCAAAGCGTCTTATAACACAACACGACGCAGATGAAAATTATCAGTTTAAATGGGAAGTCCCTGCGAATACAACCTCTCAGGAATTATATATCGCAGAAGAATTGTGGCAAGAAACTATGGATATTGCCAATGACGCTTCTGAGTGTGTTTTGCCATTTGATAATCAAGCAACTAGTTTTAGATTGAATATCACAGGTGGCATGGCAGAAGGATATTCCAATGAAGTTTCTCCTTTAACAATTGATTTGGATAATCAAGATTATATCTTGTCTTGGTCGCCATTTAAGAACGCTGATAGCGTTAAGGTGCAACAAAGTATTGATATGATGAACTATTATCCTGCAAAAAATGAAAATATACCACCACAGTCAAGCAGTTATCGTATTGATAAAGTTAACGACGTAACATATAGTTATAGATTAATTTATCATACTGATAAGGATAATTATAGTAATGTTGTAACTTTGACTAATAATTTAAAAGTTTTAACAACTGACTATGATAAGGTAATAGTTCAATGGACAGCTATGGAAAATGAAGAAAAAACATTGTTCCAATTGACAACTGACGAAGGAAATCGTTGGGAAACTTTTAATTATCTTATTGACGATAACATTGCAAAAATTAATCAGCTAAAGTACAATACTGATTATTGGCTGAGATTGTATTTTCCTAATCGGTTTAGTGGGAAATATTCTAATATTGTTAAATTTACTACAGAAAAATATCCGATTAAAAAATTTGATATTCTTGAAGCTAATGATATAAACGCAATTATGAGTTTTGTCGTGTCTAAAGAATATGGTGATATTGCGGTAGTATATGTAGATACTTATGGCGAGACTAGAAATTCTGTTTTGCTGAGTACATTTAATATTGTTGCAAAAGAACAATTAAGTTCACAGGTTACAAATTCTTATTATGAAGAAGAAGTAAATGCTTTGGAAAAACGTATTACTTTAAAACTTGTAGGATTGAAAAAAGGAACATTCTATAAAGCCCAAATTCAATGTGTAAATAGTGATTGGGGCAACAGTGATATTTTAGAATTCAAAACTTATGGTGAAAATCCACAGGGATTAAAGTTGGTTTCAGCAGATAAACATTCTGTTAAACTTAAATGGAACACTTTAGACCGTATAACTGCTGATAATGTTGCAGAAATGGTGTTCATTGAATATTCTCGTGACGGCATAGAAAAGAATATAGTCCCTGTACTTGATTTGTCACAACCGTATGAATTAACTAATCTTATGCAAGATACTACTTATATGGTAAGGTTAATTTGTAATTATGGTGATAATGAAGGTGCTTCTGAAACTGTTGTCGTTAAAACTCAGGAAGATTTGTTTGCTCCGATATTTGGAGAGAGAAACAATAATGAGTTATGTATGTGTGTCAGCAAGAAAAATAATATAGCTTACATTTTTGATAAGGGTAAGTTATATACTTATAATATGTCTGATAATTCGCAACAATTAATAATTGATTATAATATCAGTGCCAACCATATATATGGTGATATTGTCGAAGATAAAAATGGTTATATTCATTTAGTGTTTACTTTCGCTAAGGCAGTGTATTATGTTACTAATTGCAAAGAGAAAAAGGCAGATGGTACAATTATTACACATGAATTAACCGAACCAATTATTGTCAGCACAAATCCTTTAATTAACGAGTATTTATATCCTGATATTGAAATGGATATGGTAAATAATGTTTTGTATATGGCATGGCAAGAAAATTATGGATATTATTCAAACATTGTTATGACAGAATATCGTAATGGGTCAGCTTTGTTGGACGAAACGATTACTGTTTTGAATAATGGATTACATAATAATATTCCTAAGATTAAATTGCTTCCAATGGGCGGGTTTGTTATTTCGGCTATAGATAGTGCTGATAGATTACAATTGTTTACCGCTACGGTGGACAATGACTATACTTCCCCAACTTTCCAAGAAATGTATTTTGATACTAAAGTATTGGAATTAGACAATCCTTATACAGAAAATTATAACAATTATGATATGTGGATTGATAATCTTGGCGGGATTAGAATTTTCTATGATTCTATTAATGTAAATAATGATAAATGTTCTACTTATGCTACTTTGGTAGACGACAAATTTAACATTGAAACGGTTTTTCATGACGGTATGAATGATACAAGTGTATACGCTTATGACGAATTAATTTTGATTGGTAAGAGTGGCAATAAAGTATTTACCTCTAAATATTTAAGTAATTTGACAACATTTAGTGATATTAATGAAGAAGAATTTACAGTAAATGATTTTAGACCGTTAGTTACTTGTGCAGATGATGATTATATTTATGTATTGAATATGGAAAATGGATTGTTTAAGGTTTATAGTATTGAAGTAGACAAGATTATGAATAAGAACAATTACGTTTCCAATATTTGGATAGATAATTATATGGAATTGCAGGATGAAGAATTAGAAGTAGACCTTGCTACATGGACAAGTGGCGACCCTAGTAAATATCCACAATTTTTCATTCGTGTTAATGGATTAATAAAAGAAATTACTCCATTAGATGAATTTGGCGAACGAGAAAATGAGAATGTAAAATTTAATGCGTTTGAGTTTGTTGAATTGAATGAAGAAAACGAAGAAATTTTACGCAATGTGGTAAATGAAGATACAAAACTTGTTGTTAAGATTTCTTATAATTCAAAAGATATTATTATGGACGTAACAAACATGCTTTATTACACTTGGGATAATACAACTATGATAAATGTCCACGATAAATAAAAATAAAAAGACCTGTTATATTAACGGGTCTTTTTCAATACAATATATAGAGAAAATAAAATTAGAAATTAAGGGGGAAATTATGTATTCTTTCGACGAGTATTTCAACAAATGTTCCGATAAACACAATTGTAGATATTGCAAAGATACCGAGGATAAGCTAAATGCACATGCACAAAAAATGGCAACCGCAAAAGCAAAAGAAGCTCATCATAAAATCGACTGTTTTAATGAAGAAAAACGCATTATGACAGGGTTATTAGGCGAGAAAGCATTGGAACATGTTTTGGGTATAGATATTATTGATTATACAATTGGTAATTCTAAAAACTATAATGTTCCTGATATATCTCAGTACAATATAGGAGTTAAAACAGTAGAATACGGCAAGTTCCCTGTTATTTTTAAGAACAACAGTTATCCACAAATTATTTGTGTTGTGGATAAATCCAAAAAAGCAGTTTATGTTTTGGGCTTGGCAACTGTAGACGTGCTAAATAAATATCAAAGTGAAGATTTAATATTAAGTCCATATCTTCGTGCTAGAGGAACAAAGACAGGGTTCTATGGATTAGACAAATTAATACCTATTCATTCAATTGAAGATATATTAAAATATAAACAAGGGGCGGTGGCATAATGAGCGATTTAGAAGAAAAGTTACAAGAAATCTTAATTTCTTTAAACAATACTTTTGACGTTGAAATTCAAGAACAAGGTGACGATGAAATCATCACACAGCTTATTCTTAAAAATCTAAAAAATGACGGTTCTGAATTTCTTGAAAAGTTTATCGGTTTCTTCTCTCCGATTGTAGAACAAATGACCGACGGGAAGAAGGAAGTTGTTTACGAAGAAGGAACAGGATTAACCATTAGGCGAATTGACATTGATGAATAAAAAAAGCACCCAAATGGGTGCTTTTTTATTAACTGAGAAAACTTTTCATTTTTAAAATTGCTTTTCCTCTATGACTGATTTGATTTTTTTCTTTTGTTGAAATATCTGCCATTGTTTTTTCGTAATTATAATCTGATAAATAGAAAATTGGGTCAAAAGAAAAACCGTTTTTCCCATGCGGAACATTTTTAATCATGCCTGTACAAATTTCTTCGACGGTATAATCTTGTTCTTTTTTTGGGTCATAGAGGGAAATAGCACAGTGGTATTTTGCTGTAGACTGTGTAAATCCATTGTTTTGCATCATGCAAAGAAGGACATGATTTTTGTCATTGTCATTTGGATTTGGATTAAATACACTCATTGCAAAACGATGAGAATAGATACCAGGTTTGCCGTTAAGACAGTCTACGGTCAATCCACTGTCGTCAGCAAGACAAATTTCTCCAATTATATTTGCATAAGATTTTGCTTTTAGTAAAGCATTTTCTTTGAATGTTTTTCCGTTTTCTTCTACTTCGGGAATTTTATTGGGGAAAAAGTCTTTCAAAGAAACCACTTCTATATCAATATCTTTAAATGCTTCTTGAAACTCTTTAATTTTACCTGCGTTTGTTGAAGCAATTACAATTTTTTTCATAAAAACCTCTTATTTTTGTTGTTGGTGATATTATCGAACAAATACTACAGCAGTACGGTCAAGGAAATGAGTACGCTCATTTTCGGCAAGAATTCGCAGTGCGTCCTCATTTGAAACCATAGGACTTGCGTTTACTACTGTATTCTGCTGAAAACCAATAGCCCTTACAACGAGTGGGTTAGAACCTGCCCTTGGGCAGTTTGCAATATCCTTGGAAAAACCACACATGCCATTCTGTACTACGGTATTATGGTCAATATTTCTCAGCCCATAAAATGGTTTGTTGTTAGCGTCCACAATAGTAGGAGCCATTGTCGGCTCTAAACCTAAACCACTGCAGTCTACAATAAGACCTGTATAATTTCCATTTGCACTCATACGAGCGTTATTGCGTTCAACAGGAGTAACACTTGGGGAAGAATAAGTATCTGTAGTACAAATATTCTCCTTTGATACGTCAGGAATAATTGCAGAAGCAAGGGAGTTGGTAGTGCCAAACAGTGGCATCTCTACCGTAACAGTATAGGTTTCATCGGCAGGATTCCATTCTTCCTTTACAATTTTTGCGTTCTTAACAACGCCCTCTACACGAGCATTGACAACTTCACTACCGAATGCAAGGTCTTCGGTAGAAGAACTAGCCTTTACCCATACGCCCTTTGCTTCTTCAAGAAGCTGTCTGTAAGCGTTCAATACAGCTGCTCTGCGAGCATGAGCTTTCTTTGCTCCAATCTTGGTATCAGTTGCCTTTGGTAAACCGATTTCTGTAACAGTAATACAGTTATCCTCAAAAGATGCTTCCGACATTGCAAATGCACTTGTGCTGACCATTAACGTCAAAATCATGGTCATAATCATAAAAATCTTCTTCATAATTAAATCAATCCTTTCTTTGCTCTTTCTGCTCTAAGTTTAGCTCTATACGTTTCTATATTTACGTCAGGGTCTAAAGTGTACCCATAACGTTCAAAAACATCTGTCCATTCTTTAGTTCCAAACATTCTGTAGCACCAATTAGGATTGAAATATGGTTCACCACCATAATATAAAATCCACGCTGCTTCAGCAATGCTACGCATATTTCTTTCAAACAAAGTTAAATTCGGTTTTTCTGAAATATCCTTGTAATAAAACCAAGTATATTCAGTGGTTGCATAAGAGTTAATATTTGGCTTGTGATAACTCAATATACAAAAACTACGCTTCTTTACGTCCTCGTCCCAAAAATAATAGATTACGTTTCTTCGATAACCAACTTCACCTACTGTTTTTGTTACCATTCGTTTTGTACAGGTCATTTCAATGTCTAATGCAACGGTACATTTATCGTAAATGTGTTTACCATCATAAATATCTGCGTCGTCAGGACTAGCTTCTCTAATCCCATCTGTTACATAGCATCTGCTATCGCAACCCCATCCACTTTCACCTAAATATTCGTTAGGTGGTGGTTCGGTTACAGCCATCCTCCACTTGACTTCTCGTGAAACAAATGCACCTTTATCCAATACTGATTCACGAGCAAATGATGTGGTTGGTATAAGAATAATCAATGCTAAAAGCATACTTAGAATTCTTTTCAAGTTATATCCCCCCTATCTGTATTATTCATATAAGATAAATCGTTGAAACAGTCTTTATTTGACTTTTTGTATTTAAGAATTTGATTTATAATGCGTTTTCTAATGTCAATATAGACAATATCCGCAGGATGTTGAATTGCTATTAAATAAGCTTTCTTAAAATACTTTTCTGTATCTTCAAAAGATACGAAATAGTTACAGCCTTTGAGATAATATGAAAACGCTTTGTTATTTGTTCGTTCGAGGTTAAATGTACTGATTTTTTTATGAATTTCTTGGTATTTTTCTTTCGACGTTGCGTCGTCGAGACTTTGTTTGTAATAAGTATAATAGTTTAAAGCTGTTACATTGTCATAATAACTATTTTCGTTCATAGCTACATGTTTAAAATTGTACACGGCATAATTATCTGTTCGGGCAGGAAAATAAGTAAGTATATATGCTTCGGTATATCTTCCTGCGTCTGCCAAAGCCATTGCTAAAATATTAACTGACGGATAAATATTCTCCAAAGTGTATTGTGGGGCACGTTCGCCTCTAAACCCTGACTTCCACGGTACAGGCTTATATTTGCTTGCGAAATTGTTTAGAATTTCATATCCCGTGGCAATCGCCAAATTATATTGATTGGAATAATAATATGCAATTTCTTTGGCGTATAATCCATAAAAATCTGTTGAATTTATGGATAATAACTCATTAGCTACACCTATCGTATCAGCATTATTCATGTGAGCGTATGACAAACATAGATATTCCCGTGCTCTAAGGCTTAAAACTTTTCGCTCTTGTGACATATCGTCTGAGGAATGTAGTAACATTTGTTGACAATACTGTACGCAAGTACCATACTGTTCTTGACGATAAGCTTGTACAGCAAGTTTATATAGATTACTTATATCGTCGTCTTTTAAAGAAGTCGGATTAATGGATTGCTTCTTGTATTCTTCCGCTTCTTGTTCGTTGATATTTGACAGTTCACGATAATATTCCTTCTGAGCGACCTCTTTGGCTTTATCCAAAGCCTTTAGCAACATATCGTCGTCAACGTTTACTATTAAATGGCATGTAAGCCCTTCGTTGGTTGTAGAGAATTCTTTTTTTAAAACCTGTTGTATCGAAGCTGTTGTGGCTATAATTACTTCTGTGTCGTATGCCATATCACGTGTTTTTGTTAAACTTTCTACCACAATACCCAATTGTTCGGAAACTTTCATTTGAGCATTTTTATAGGCAAGTTTTTCCTGCACGTCGTATATAACTTCATTTAAAGAATTACGCTCTTTGGCATATTCGACTGAAATAGGTTCTGAAGTAACTTCGATTGTATGAGTTTTTGCCATAACGTGTGGTGAAAAACAAACCACACATAGCAGAGCTATAATAAATCTTTTCATATTATTTTCTCCTTGTTTGTATTAATTATAACAGATTTGTAGTATTTTGTCAATACCTTTTTTAAAAATTTACAACATCCATATTTTTTTTCCATTCAGGTTCAGTGCAATACAGAGCTTTTCTATAAAGAAAGTGCTTGTAAAATGTTGGGTTTTCGTCCATGAAATCATATACGTGAGCCATATTACGACCTTCAAACAATCTCAGTACACGTCCTACTCTCTGAAATGCACGAGTAGAAGATTTACCACTTGCAGTTAAAATTAAAACTTTTAATGCAGGACAATCCAACCCTTCGTCAGCAATGGTAGAACCAAGAAGAATTTTTACTTTTTCCTGACGAGCACCTTCAAGGATTGCATTACGCATTTCCATATCAGTTTCACCGCTAATAAGTTCTACTGTATGAAGATTATAAGTTTTACCATTGTATTCTACCTCTACAGGAGTAGAACCAAACTTGTTTTCAATCATGCTCTTTAAGTGCCAACCATGTTCAATTCTACCAAACAGAACCAAGATAGAACCAAGGTTGTTTTTAATGCTGTGGTCAATAACCTTCAAAACTTTGTTATTACGATTTTCGTTATTAACAATTGCGGTGTTATAAGTTTTTTCATAATTACCAAGCCAACCGCAAGGGTCTTCCTGCTTAATAAAATGGATTTTGCAAGGGGTTAATTTACCTTTTTTAATTAAAGTGGAAGCGTTGATATTGGACTTTGGATTACGAACATTAATCGCTGCTTCAATTAACAAATCGTCATTGCCGTCACGCCAAGGGGTGGCAGATACCGCACAACGATAGTAAGCGTTTTTAGCTCCCTTAGCAACGTCAAATAAAGTTTTTGCACCAAGAAATTGGCATTCGTCAACTAAGAGTGCTTTTGCCTGACCGAGAAGTTCAGACTTTAAAACGGTCTGTGGAGTAACTACGGTAATATCCTGTATATCAGTTTCAAGACCTGTCATAATACCAACTTTTACACCGAGAAATTTAGCAATTTCATCACGTAACTGATAAGCAAGGGTTGCCTTTGGGGAAAGAACGATAACAGGCTTAACATTAAATTTTGCAATGGCACTAGCCATCATAACGGTTTTTCCTGCACCTGTTGCAGCTTGAACAATGGTACGAGTGGAAAGATTATCATATACATTTTGCTGATAATCTCTGAGTGTAACCCAATCTGCAATTTTAAAATTTCCATTTTTAATAGGTTTTACACGCTTATCAATAATTTCAACCTGCAAACCTACTTTTTTACATTCAGCAACAATATAAGGGATAAGACCTGTGTATGTCATACAGGTTTTAGGGTTAAATAAAACGTGCAACTGTTTTGGAGCACCAAACCCACCTGTGTAGTAAGATAATTTATCTGCGATTGTATATTTAAGCATTTCGCTGTCAATGCCATAAGCCTTGCAAAGTACGTTACCGTATTCAATCTTTACCATTGTATTTTCCCCCTTGCTTTATTTGTCTTAATTATATAACAAAAGTTTAAAAATGTCAATACCTTTTTTAAAGTTTATATGTATTTACGATTGTATAAAAATTATAATAAAATATATTTAAATAATAGAATGTTTTGACAAAAAGAAGGTGGTTAATATGCGAATCGGTGTAGATATTGATGGTACTATTAACAATTTTGCAGATATTGCTTCAAAATATATTGAATTAGAAACGGGATTTAAATGGGACAGAAAACAATATGAAATATATCCAAAAATGAATGCTGACGAAATACATAATTTTATGTTACGTCATCGTCAAGATTTTATTGATGAAGTTCAACCTGTTAACAATTCACAAGACTGTATACGCAATTTGTTAAATGCTAGAAACCAAGTATATTTTATTACCGCTAGAGATTATGTTGTTGCAGAAGACACGCTACAATGGCTTAGGAAACATGGATTTTTATACACCGATATTTTTTTTAATTGTGGAGATAAAGTCGGTGCTTGCATATGGAAAGATATTGATGTTATGATTGACGACTCTCCATATAATATTAAAAAATTGGAAGAAAATCATATTCCCTATATAGTATTTAACCAACCCTATAATCAAAACATTAATGATGGTTTATATCGTGCGACTAATTGGAATGAAATTGAAAATTTTATTAATAATAGTAATATAATTGAGGATATGGTATGAGTAAATTATCTAAAAAATTAAAAATATTTCAAAATTCTACAAACAAAACATATAATGTTAATTTATATTCTACCAAAGCTGAAGCTTTAAATTCTCCATTTAAAATAACTTTGTCTGACGGAACGACAGCTTATGTGCCTAGTAGACCCGCAAAAACAGATACACCATTAGCTTTTACATATAAAAATAAAACTTATTATGTTACGTCAAAAGCTGAAGAAATAATAGAAAGAACAACAATTGTTGTTGATATGACTAATGATTGGTGGACTTGCCCTGAAGGTGTAGAAGTAATAAAGATAGAAAGTTTGCATGATGGTTATGGTTGGACAGGTCAAGGTGTAAATAATATTGTTAAAGTAACTCCTAATAAAAAATACCGTTTTTGGTTTACCTATTATTCACCTATGGACAACGATGAGTGGTTTAGTGATTTTGGGGTATATAATACGTCTCAAGAAAAAATTTTGTGGAGTAATTCAGGCACTTATGAAGACGGTGAAGAGATTAATATAACTGATTATATTTTTAAAATTTCCTATAGTTCGGCAATTAATAAGATGACCCCTGAATATTATGCGGATTAATTTATGAGGTGATGTATAAATGGCTGATGAAAAACATATTTCTTTTGGCAATTTAGCTAAATTCAAAGAAAAATATGACGAAAAACTAAGTGATGAGTTGACAAGTAGAGTAGACGTTGTAGAAGGTAAAGGTCTATCCACTAACGACTTTACCAACGAACTTAAAGCTACTCTTGAATCTGCTTTACAGGTTAACGATTTGGTTGACTATGCTAAGAAAACTGATATTTCTAGTGTGTTTAAATACAAAGGTAGTGTAGAAAATTATTCTGATTTACCATTAGAAAATACAATTGGTGACACTTACGATATTGTTAATACTAACGCAGAACATAATATTGATGCAGGTGATAATTTAACTTGGAACGGTGAAGGTTGGGATAATTTATCAGGCATAATAAATTTAACTCCTATTAACACTAAACTTAGTGAAATGGAAACTTCTGTTAGCAATATTGGTAAAGTGGAATTTACAAGTGATGAAGATATAGAGTCCTTGTTCTATACCAAGAAATCTATGACAAATAGTCAGAATTTGGCTGATTTTTTTGGATTGAAAACAGGTTGTGTGAAAAACGCTTACAATGGAGACAGCGAGTGTTATCGCCTTTCTTTAAAAGATACCAATAACAAAGTTGTTAATGAAATATATAGAAATAAAGCAATCTTATGGAATCAACAATATGTTAACGAAAAAGCATTTGATTTTAAAATTAATGACATAACAATAAATGTTTTGTTTGGGGATGTTGTTAATCGTGATGCAATATTTACGGACGGTTATAATAATTTATATACTATTGATGCAAATGGTAATCACATTTATCAGTATTCTGCACAACCTGAAACTATTTTGAAACAGCCGTCTAATAATCTCAGCGTATTAGCACAGCGAATCAATGATACAAATTCCTGCTTTAAGGCAGATTATACCAATGGTGTTTTTTCAATTATCAACACTGATGGTGATGATTTTGTAATTTCCAACACCGCAGGTTCTAAGATTGATGTAGCAAGTAAGTTGAATTTTGCATAAATAGAGTTCGTATAATATTAAAAGACCTCTTTGTGAGGTCTTTTTTATTGTGTAAACAAAACATACCTGAAAAGTATTCTCGTTCTAAGAAAATATAAACATTTAATATAAAACTATTATTTAAGTGACACATATAATTAGGTGGTGAATTTTAATGGATAAGAAAGAATTGTCTTTGCAATCTGTATATGATTTAATACAGCAGAAAGCAGACGTTAACCATACACATACATTTGTAGGCTCGATTGAAAGTGCTCTATCATTACAGGGCGTGCCATATTGGGAATTTGTAAGAAATTCTTTAAAAGACCAACGTATAAAAGCATATTATGATAATGTTACTTTTGGCGTTGGCTCTAAAAATTCAGAACTCGTTTTAAAGGCTGAAAACGATAGAACAAAAATTGAAGTTAATAACCAAAATTTGAGTACACATAATTTAACTATTACAGGACATGAAAATGAGGACGTTGTTCTTAAAGTTAATGGTAAATTAATGGTAAATGAATCCCAAGTATTGACCATGAACGACGCAGGTGAAATTACAGGTATAGACCCCGAATCACTTGATGTAAATGGTAAAGGTATTTTAATTGACCGTGAAGAACCAAGTAAAACTTCGGACGGTACAATTTGGGGAAAAGTTTTAGACGAAGATTATGTGGAAGATAATACTGCGATAGCTAATAATACTTTATATACTGTTCCTGTTGGTTCAATTATTAAGGTTTTGGCTTCTTCTGTACCTAACGGTTTTCTTAGGTTAAATGGTCAGCTTGTATCTCGTGTGGGATATAGAGGGCTTTGGGAATATGTAAAGGCAAAATCCCCATTAGTAACTGACGAAGAATGGCAAGCAGAATATGTAGACACTACAACTACTGTTCAAAAATACAGTTATGGTAATGGTAGTACAAATTTTAGACTTCCTAATATGCCTACAGGTGACGATACTATATATATTGTTAAAGCTTACGATGAATTAACAACTCGTACAGAAATTAATGTAGCTCAAATTGAAGCTGACGTTAAAGATTTGGTTGCCAATAAAGTTGTTACGGGTGTTGGCTTTGTTAAATTTGCAGACGGCAGTTTAATTCAACATGGCACTTCTTTTGGTAATGAATGTCATTTTACTTTACCTTTTATTGATAACAAATATACAATCACAATGAATTATGAAGGAACAGCTTCGGGTGTGGACGTTACTGTAAATGTTAAGCAAGCAACAAAATGCAGTATTATTGTAACAAATGCAACGGGTATAAAATTATCAAGTGCTAAAGTTAATTTTATAGCAATAGGTAGGTGGAAGTAATGGCAATAAGATATTTTGCAGAATTTGCAACCAATGGCGAAAGATTGATTACATATGTAGCAGACGGTATGCCCGATACAGCAGAAAGCATTATGTTAAATCATCCTAAAGCCGTTGAGATTACAGAAGACGAACAGGCTTTGTATTTAAATGGTTATATCCGTGGATTAAACGGTAAACCTCAATTAAAAACCATAATGGAAGGGGAAACACAAGTAGAAGTTGTTCGTCGTGATAAAATTGCAGAAATTCGTCAAATGGCAAAAAACAAACTTATGGAAACTGACCATGATATTGTGGAATATTTAGAATTACACAACTTAACTGACGAAGAATATGCAAATCTTAAACAACAACGTCAAGTTATTAGAGATTTACGAGATTCTTTAATTCAAATCGCTATTGATTTGGACGACGTAGAAGCAATTAAAAACATTTCATTTAAATAATCTTCTTTAATATTTGGCGTTTATATAAAGAGAGAATAGGTTTTTTGACTTATTCTCTTTTTTTTATTGACTAATTTTGAGAAACTTAAATAAGATATATCTACAAATAAAAAAGGAGGGAATTCATTCATGAATCCAATTGATGCAAAAATCAAAAAGAAAAAGTTAGCCATGCTTGCAAAAACCATGAAAACTCTTGCAAAGTCTACCAAGGATGACAATATCGTACAGATTTTGGGGCAGAAACCTATGGACGATAAAGAGCGTTTCCCTACAGGGTATCTCACTCTTGATTATGCTACAGGTGGCGGTATTCGTCGTGGTACAATCGGTGAGTTGTTTGGACCTGAATCGTCAGGTAAATCCCTTGTTTGTCAGAAAATTATTGCTTCTGCACAAAGACTTGGTGCTCTTTGTGCTTATGTAGACGTTGAACAGACATTCGACCCTATATTTGCTAAGAAACTCGGTGTAAATACAGACGAATTGATTATTTCACAGCCACGTTCCTTGCAACAGGCGTTTGAGGTAATTGACGGACTTGTAAAGGCAGAGATTGATATTGTAGTGCTTGACTCTGTAGCAGCTCTCGTTCCTGAAGAAGAACTTGAAGCTGAAGTCGGCAAGCAGAACATCGGTTTGACTGCTCGTTACATGTCGCAGTTCCTTCGTCGCCTTAATTCTGTTATTGCTGATTCTCAGAGTTCCGTACTCTTTGTAAATCAGGTTCGAGACAAGGTTGGGGTATTGTATGGGAATCCCGAAGAAACGCCAGGTGGTAAAGCTTTAAGATTCTATAGTTCCCTTCGTATGCGTGTTTCTAAGTCAGCAGACGGCATGATTAAGCCAAAGGCTGACGCAGAACCAATCGGACAGGGTATTCGTGTAAGATGCGTTAAAAATAAAACCGCTCCACCATTCCGTACCGCAGAATTTAAGGTATATTTTGATGGACGTGAAACTTCTGAGGTTGACGAAATTGCAGATATTGCTCTTGCGAAATCTTTAATTCCTAAGTACAATTCTGCAGGTGAACTTTGTGCCACAGGCAGACAGTATCGTTGGGCAGACGAACCTGAGTTCCTTGCAAAGTCTAAGGCAGAAGTGCCTGAACAGCTTAAAAAATTCCCTAAAGTTGCAGAAGCTTTAAAGGAAATCATTGTTGGCGGTAAGATTGACGAAAATACCGTAGATTATGACGGTGGTCAAGCAGAAGATATGGACGCTGATTATGATGACGAAGATTTTGAAGAAATTATGAAAGAAGAAGCTGACTCTATTGCAAACGGTAGTGAAGCTGAAGAAATTGAAACGGGATTTAACGATTTTTGATTGAAATAAAGTTAGGGAAGGGTAATTCTCCTTCCCTAATGTTATGTCGAAAGGAGAAACGCTATGAGTGCGTTAGGATTGATTTTTATTGTAGTAATTAATCTACTTATTTCGTGGTTTAATGCTAAGAGTACAGGTAAGATTTGGCTTGAAAGTAAAGCTGTTGGTGGATGGGTTCGCCTCATGGCTTGGTGCGGTGCAATTATATCTGCTGTCGGTTTTACTTATTGTTATTCTATTATTATAACTATGGGCTTGCTTATGACTAATACAATTAGTGAGCAAATAGCTCAGTATGTTTTTAATTTAACTTATTTGTTAGTTGTTGTTCCAATTATTGGTGCAGGTCTGATTGTTACTATTAATTCTTGGATTATGTTTGCTAGAGAGCGTTCTTTAAAAAATTTAGGAGTTGCGTCATGGAATACTTTTGCACAAGCTTTTAATATGTATAATGCTTTGGATGGTGTTCCTAGTGCATTTTCTTCTATTTCTGATTTGTTTGATTTTGACGGTGATAGTGACAACGCAAAGTCAATGATTGTAATTGCCATTGTATTATTTGCTGTAGTTGGTGGTATAGCAACAACAATGTACATTATGCAAAAAGAATATGGTCAGTTAGGTGTTTCTCAGGAAATTAGAGATTCACATCAGCCTATCCGTTAAATTAACAGTTACCTTTAGGATTGCATATACTATATATGCAATCTTTTTTTTGGAGGAAAACAGTGGATATTTTTATTAATAAAAAAATATGGCGACAATTTACAGAAGAACAAACCAAAGAGTATGTAAATAACGTTTTTAAATATTATAGGCAACATGGATTTCCGTACTACCCCACCGACAAAATCACTAGGGACAAAAATTTCAATAAATTCATTACCTATAATGGAGTTGTCTTGGAAAATAAAAAATTAAAACAAACTATGCATGGGTTGAATTTAGCTTGGTCATATTTCCCCCACATGTGGGAAATACAATGTAATGGATTAAAAACCCCTATGGATTTGTTTAACGACGACGAAACGTTAAAAGCTGTTATATCAAAACGAATGCGAATGGGCGATAATATGAGTGACGCAGGATTACGTAAAATGCTGAAGATATATACAGGTACACAATGCGTTAGTAATTTTAGACCTACGTCAGCCAAAGCGTTATATGATGAATTTGCTTCTGACGGTGTTGTATATGATATGTGTTGCGGTTTTGGTGGTAGACTGTTGGGATTTATTGGCAGTAAAGCCAAAACATATATTGGTACAGAACCTAGTTCCAAAACTTTTGAAGGATTAAACAATCTAAAACAAGATTATGGTAGCAATAAAGATATTCAATTATATAAATGCGGTAGTGAAGATTTTACTTTTCAGAAAGATAATTCTGTAGATTTTTGTTTTACCTCACCACCATATTTTGATTGTGAACATTATTCGGACGAAGATACTCAAAGTTATGTCAAGTTTAATACAAAAGAAACATGGATTAATGGTTATTTGAAACAAACATTCGATAATTGTTATAAAATGTTAAAGCTAAATAGATTTATGGCGATTAATATTGCTAATGTGAAATCGTTTAAAGATTTGGAAGAACACACTATTCAAACAGCTATTAGAACGGGGTTTGAATATGTAGATAAATATTATTATTGTCTATCAAGTTTGTCGCACAAATCAGATTTTAAATATGAACCTGTGTTCTTGTTTAAAAAAATCTCATAAAAGCTGATTGAATGCGTGCTCACAAGAGTACGCATTTTTTTGTTATCTATTGCATATTTAATTAATAGAAGGATGGTGACTCTATGATAGATTTTACCACTACAGACTTAGATACAATGGTAAGAGATATTATTGACATTTTTACAAATGTTGAAGGTGTAAAACTTGTTAGATTGTCAGGTTTGTTCGTAAGAGAACAACGAATTTCTAACTATAAAAATCTTACCCCCGAACTATTGGACAATATTATTCATAAGCTTAAAAATGCTCATGTAATAGACTATCAATATGTTTTGTATTGTCCAAATTGTTTTGAAGTAACATATCAAGTAGAACATACCGAAAACCCATACAAAGCGAAAGTATGTGATACTTGTGGGCAAATCTATATTCCGACTAAAGAAGTTTCTTTATTCGAGTACGAGGATTAAATATAATAAGAATATAGTTTTAATGAAAGGCTAGGTTCTTATGAGAAAAGATTATACCTCGGAATTGGAAGAATATAAATCCAATTTATGGGATGAAGAAATTGGCAAACCTGCTAGATTTTTTCTAAAAAAACGTAAGATATATAAATCTACCGCAGAAGCTTGGAATATGGGTTATTGCCCTAAAGATTATGTTCCAAAATGTTATAAGGACGAGAAATATCCTTTTTGGGAAAAAATGCAAGGAAGAATAATCTTACCTGTATTTGATTCAAATGGAGATTTACTCACTTTGTCGGGTAGAGCAATATCAGACGATATAAAACCTAAATATATGCATTATACATTTCCTACGGGAAAAACGTTGTTTGGGTTGTACATAAATGAAAAAGATATTTTAAAGAAGAATGCGATTATATTTACAGAAGGACAGTTTGACGTAATATCTGCATGGCAACATGGTTTAAGAAATGTCGCATGTACCTTCGGTTCACATTTTTCTTCTGACCAAATTTTATTGTCAGCAAGATATACAGATAGAGTTTATATTTTGTATGACGACGACGACGCAGGTCAAGAAGGAGCACGTAAATCTTTAGAAAAAATTAAAATTCGAGGGGACGTAAAAATAAGTCTATTAAAGGGGATTTTAAAAAACGGAGAAGATTTGGATGATTGGGTAAAGCACAATAATTGTAATTTCTTTGATAAAATATTTAATTCTAGTAAGGAGGATTTGCTAAAATACAAACTCAGCTTAATAAAAAGCTAATTATACCCCAAAGGAGCAACACGTATGAAAAAAACTTATGTACTAGACACTAATGTATTACTTTCCAATCCTGAAGCATTGTTTTCTTTTGAAGAAAATGAAGTAGTTATCCCTGAAGCTGTTTTGGAAGAATTGGATAACAAGAAAACTGCTAGGGAACAAATTGGTATGAACGCTCGTGAGGTTGCAAGAAAATTATATTCGTTGAAAGATTCGTGTAGCAACTTGTTCGATGGCATACAACTACAGAGCGGTGGAATGTTATACATTGAGTCGGCAGATAACAATAAGGGAGATGTTGAACTTCCTAGTACATGGGATTCTAAAAAGCGAGACAATGACATTTTAAAGACTTGCAAGGCATTAATCGAAAAGGGGAAAAATGTTACTCTCGTTACTAAAGATATTTTCCTTGGAATTAAAGCAGACGCTTTGGAAATTCCTAACGAAGATTTTAGAACTGATTCTGTTGTAAGTGTATCTGAACAATATAAAGGTATACTTGATATTGTTGTAAATGACGACGATTTTGAAAGTTATTTAGATAATGGCTATATTGATATTGCTAAAACTTATGTTATTGAACATACAGACGACACTTATAATGAAGTATATGAATACGAACATTATCCTAATGAATATGTTATTTTACATAGAGCAAGCAATTATGGCAAATCTACAGCTTTGGGTAAAATTTCAAGGAACGGTCAGATTGTAGATAAGTTGAAATTTGCGAATGAACATCCGTTTGGTGTAACTCCTAGAAATGCTGAACAGGTGTTTATGCAGGAAGCTTTAATGACTTCTGTAAAGGAAGCACCACTAGTAATTATTAAAGGACCTGCGGGAACGGCAAAAACATTTTATTCTCTTGCTTGTGGTCTTGAATATATTTACGAAGAACCTACAAGAGCTTATGCTTATAAAAACAGTAAGAAAGCACATAAGTCTATTCTTACTGATGATAAATTCCGCAAGATTTTGGTTTGCAGACCAAATCAGACTATGGAAGAAGATATAGGTTGTCTGCCTGGCACAGAAAAAGAAAAAATTTCTCCACTAATGCGACCTATTTACGACAATCTTGAAGTGCTTGTTGTTTCTGATAAAGAGGCTCGTTGTGAAGACGAAGAAGCTTTGGAAGATAGAGTACAGGAGATTTTTGACCGCAAGTTGATTGACACACAAGCAGTAGGTTATCTGCGTGGTCGTTCAATCGAAAGTCATTGGGTAATTATTGATGAAGCACAGAATTTGACAGCTAATCAGGCAAAAGCTATTGTAACTCGTGCAGGTGAAGGAACAAAAATTATTTTCTGTGGCGACCCTATGCAGATTGATAATCAGTATGTAACTGAAAAAACTAATGGTCTTAGCTATTTAGCAGAAAATATGAAAGGTTCACCTTTAATTCATATTATTACCACAAATGAAAGTGACATTGTACGTTCTGACCTTGCAAAAGAAGCTGTTAAGTATTTGGAACGTAAAGAAGAAATTGAATTTGATTAAGAAAGGAATATTATGGATAATACAGACGTTATATTAGACGTTGACCTAAAAAAAAGAACTGATGATGAATGGTCAAATATATATCATATATTTTTAGTTGACGGAGAAATTGATACGACACCTATTGACGAATTTAATTGGGCGTACAAATTATCCAAAAGCAAGTATTATTTAAAACCTTCCATTAATGCATATACCAAAGAATTGGATTATAGTGTTGCAGAAGAAATGGAAGTGAGAGCAATGAAGATTAATCGTGATTTATTCTCTCATGCTGATAGAGCAGAAAAGGAAATGCTTTATAAAGGTAAATATATTCAAACAAAATATGTTCTTGATTATAAAGTGAAATAAATAAAAAGGACTTACATTTAATATGTAAGTCCTTTTCAAATATAATATTTAGTGGGCTATAGAACTCAAAACAAATTGTATTGTATTTATGAGGTGAGGAATAATGAGTTTTATTAAAAAGTTTAAACCAATTATTGCTTGTATTTTAATTATAGCCTTAATTGCCTTTATTGGATATAAAATTAACAAAAGAATGAACAAGGAAATTACTCCTGTAATTATGACACAGGAAGAAGTCAAAGACCCCGAACAAGTTCAAAAAATGGTAAATAAAAATAGTGACGCAAATATTTCCAAGTATCAAGCAAAGGAAATCACTAATACCATTACACGAATAATTGAAAAAGAAGTACCACCTACTACAGTTGTTCAAACTACAGGAGAAAATTATCAGCAAAAATCTAAAGAATATGCTGAACAGCATAAGGCAGACGCAGTGATTATTACTCCTGCTAAGGGAGAAACTAAAACTGTAGAAGAAATTAAACCGACAGACGTGGTAAATTTAAATCAGTATAATATCAAGGCTTATCCCGAAAATTTAATAAGCATTGGTGCTTATGGTGATGGTGACGTATCTTTGGATTATGAACATAAAATTAAAGTATTTGGTGCTCATGCCTATATTGGTCCGTCCGTTAAGTATAACACTAAAGATAAAGACGCTACTGTTGGCGTAAAATTAACAATACCATTTTAAAGAGAAAGGAAACAATTTATAAATGAGTGTAGTTAAACAGTGTAAAGTATGTATGTCAAAACATAAGGGGATTATTGAGGAATTAGCAATTAAGAAGTTTTCCCCTGAAAAAATATATGAACATCTTCAAAATCTGACAGACCCTAAAGACGTTAAAATTGTTCAAGAAGAAAATATTAAACCTTCTTCTATTAGACGACACTTACAACGTCATTTTAACGAACGAGATAGTTTATTAATAAAAGACGCTACGGTACAAAGTCGTATTAAGTCTTCCCGCAAGAATTATTATGACGGCAGAAAGATTAATATAGATAAGGCAAATACAATAGCTCACATGATTGAACTTGCATTAGCCCGTATGGAAGAAGTAGAAACCCTGTCTGATGCAAAGAAGCATCAATATACCATCGGTTACATGGGACAGATTAAGGGCTTGGTAGACGAGCTTGACAAAATTTCAACAGTAATTCAGTCCGATGGAACAATAGATGCTCAGTTCTATAAAAACCAAATGGACACATTTGCTAAAATTGTGCTTTCTACAATCAGAGCGTTAGACCAACAGTTTAATATGAATTGGGAGCTTGAAGTTGCGTTTTCAGAAGAATTTAAGAAACAATGGGAAGCTTTCAAACAGAGAGAAGAAATGATTTTTGCAGGTCAACTATCTCCAAAAGACGGCGACCAAGAACGCAACATCAACACTTTTAATGACGCTAGTAAAAACGTGTGAGGAGAGGTCAAAGTGGCATATAAATATTATTTTAAAACTTACGAAGAAATTACGTCATTTATTACGTATGCACAAGATTTGTTGGAATGGGGTTGCAGAACTTTTAGAATGTCAAATTCTGTTAATGCAGTATTGGATTTAGATACTACCAATTATGCTAGTGGCAATTCTAATGGCTGTGTGCGGTTTGGTGACGTTGTAGGCTATATTAATCAGTATTATACTCAAAATAACGAACAGCCTGTTACTATGGAAATTAAACTTGTTTGCCCTGAGAGTTTTCGTGCAGAAATGGACAGAGACAATTATTATAGAGCTTTCTTTTTAACTTTCTATTCTAATAAAAACATTCATTACATGAATTTGGGTTATAGTGAAAATGGTAATACATTGCAGACAAGCCCATATACTGTCTATGCGGGTTACATTCAAAATTTATTTGATAAGTGGAAAATGTACTATGCAAATGAATATGAAAGTTAATACAATATAAATAGATAATAATTACTTTTATATAAATATTTTTTTTGAAGAAAAGAGGATTAAGCAGTGCAACCATCAATCCAAGCTGTCCTACAAATTTTTAAAAATTTGAATTTTGAAGCATATTACAATGGTGAGAAATGTCGCAATGAATTATATAACGAACTGATTAAAGGTAAGCATTTAAAAACTTTAAATACTACCATTATAACAAATGCGTTACCTGACGATATTAAAAGAATTTTCCCAAATGCAATTCAAAATCCCGACAACGAAATGAGTTTTATGATTGAGTTTGGTAATGAAAAGATGTGTGTAGAATCATTCCATTCTCAAACTTATTATGTTAATGAAAACGGCAAAGAACATTTTTTGAGTGTTCCTATTGTCAAGTCGGTAAGCACTTTGGACGAGGATTTTGTCAGAAAAGTATTCACTATCAATTGCGTAGCAAAGGATATTGAAGGTAATAATTATTATGGTGTTAGTGCCCGTATGGATATGGGTAATAAAACCATAAAGACAATTGAAGATTCAAAAAAGACTTTTTATGAATATCCTATCCGTTGTTTACAGGCATTTGTTCTTATGTCGCAGACAGGGTTTTCTATTGAAAAACAAACTTTGAAGGACATAAAGTCTACTATGAGATATTTGAGATATATGCCTAGTGAACTTGTTGGTAAAGAGCTTCGTAAAATTATTGTTGGTAATAATGTTATTCCTACATTGAAACTAATGCAGAAGATTGGCATTTTTAATTCCAAATGTTTGGTTGAAGTTGAAGTGGACGAAAACAAGACAGAACGTCAGAAAGAAAAGATTATGACACCTTTCCATATAGGTAATGCTTCTCAGTTTGACGTGCTAAGTAAATTCAGAATTTCAAGTGAAATTGAATTAGAATTATGGTCTTTGTTGTTTGAAGACGTTGCAATTGCCAAAGCAGAACTCGGTAAATTTAATTGCTTTACCGACAAAGAGCTAAACACAATTCTTTGGCTTATGAACAACAGAAATATTTGCAAGGTGAAAGGCGATATTGAAATTCGTCAGGCAATATACAATTCAATTTCTGATTATGAAAAAACTGAAGGTATTCATTATTTAAAGGAATTAATTCTTATGTCTAGTCATATTTATAAAATGACAGACGAAATTGATACAAAAGAACAGAAAAAGGAAAACTGCAAACGTCTTATGTTTAATTTGTGTTGCCGTCCTTATTTTGTAAATCAGCTTACTTGGGACGTAACAGATAAGCAGAAAGAAGTTTTGATTACTAAATTATTAGAAGAAAAAGTTTATCCTATTTCTGACGAAGAAATTTCAAACTATATTGCAGAAAATGGCGGGATATAAATGAAAAAACGTTTAATTATCGCTGACGATATGCACGAAGCTAGTGCTAAGATTTTAGAAATCAGACAGTCAGCAACAGACCTTCTTGATGTATATAAGAAGTTGTTTGAGGATTTGAACGACTTATATAACGGTTATCCTAATCTTTATCAGGAAATCCAAAGGGTAGTTAAATTGCCTACAAATGAGGACGCAAATGACGTAACAACTTTTTATAAGGATTTATTGCAGGAGTTAGAGCTTTTGAAAAATCCTGAGAACTTACAAAAAGTTTTGGACGGCAATTCTTTGGATGCACCTGAAGGTAATGGAGACGAAGAATAAATATATTTATATTAAAAGGGAATATTTTAACATATTCCCTTTTTAATTTGAAAGAGGTGAATACTTTGGCTAGTTATAAAGTTAAAAAAATAGTTTTACATACTTTTAATGATATAAACAAACAATGGTCTTTACTATATCCAAAAACTTCAGGCGATATGGTTGAAGGTCGGGTAGAAAATTCCCGTTTATTTGACGGATATGAAACAAAAGATTTTTTACCTTCTACGTTTTCTAGTTATATGAGAGTTGTTAGTGATTTAGATAAACAAACCCCACAGGGTATGATGACCAAAGGTATTGTTGTTACTAACGATTACGATAAAGACGAGGCAAAAGCAAAACCTAACTCTATTTGGGTTAAAGGTAATGTTTTTGTGCAAAATGGTGCATTGGAATTATCTACAAAGAAATATGTAGACGAAATTCATGGTTTGCTTACTACAGGTGATTATACTACAACAGATTCTACTTCGGCAGGTGGCAAGAAAAACACTGTACAGAGTGGTGAAATCTATAATCATTTGGTTTATCGTTCTGAAAAAGCAGATAAATTGACCACCCCCGTTAAAATTAATAGCGTCGTTTTTGACGGAACAAAAGACGTTGAAATACCATTCTACGAGGTTACAGATAATCCACCTGCTTTAAAGAGTAAATTGTGGATAAAAGCTTCAACTCATACAATTTATTATTACGATACAACGAAATCCAAATGGATGCCTACCACCTCTGTATGGGAAGAAGAAAAAAATAATGGTATTTTGTAAGGTGGGTAATATATGGCAAATACTTATACTACAATACAGGCTCAAAGAGCGGTATTAAATAAACTATATAATCGCTATGACGCAGTTACAAAGAAAGTAAAAATGTTTGGCGACCCTGTTAGCACTGATTCGGGAACTATTTCTTCTATAAAACCAAAAATAAATTACCAAACTATTTATAACCAAGCTGTTGATTATGATAGTACAGACCCGAACCCGCAAATCATCACAGTAAAAGATTTGCAGAAAGCAATTAACTTTTTAGAAAATCGTTTTAGTAATAACTGTAATTGTGCCAACATTCCTGATAACTGTACATATACAATGAATGCTTCACTTGAATATGATATAAAAGACAGAAAAGGTAATAAAATTACTACTTCACAAGTCGATGAATATTTAACTTGTCAAGCACAATGTACCAATGACAAAGGAAACCCTTTAAATATATATTCTTGTCAATATGTGGCAGATAGATTAGTATGTCAATCTTATGCTTGTCAAACTTTTGTTTGTCAGACAGTTTCTACACGTAAATCTTGTGAAGAATGTCAGTCTTGTCAATTATGCCAAGCTATGGAAGCTACTTATGCTTGTCAGTCTTGTCAGTTGTTCTCTTGTCAAACAGTACGTTGTGAAGCTCCAAAGCCACAATGTGCGTGTCAGGAATGTCAGACTGATTGTTCTCAATGTTCTTGTCAGTCAATAGGTTATTATCAATCCTGTCAAACTCAATGTAAATAAAGGAAGGATTTGAAAAGTGCTTAATTTATCGGGTATTATTGAAAATTCAATTGTAGACGGTGACGGAATAAGATATGTCGTTTTTGTACAAGGGTGTCCCCACCATTGCGAAGGGTGTCACAATCCTTCTACATGGGATTTTGTTAAAAACCAAGAGGTGTCTGTACAAAAAATTGCTGACGATGTAAGCAACGACATATTATTAGCGGGCATAACATTTAGTGGGGGAGAACCATTTACACAACCTAAACCGCTAATTGAATTAGCTGATAAAGTACATGCTATGGATAAAGACGTTTGGTGTTTTACAGGCTATACTTTTGAGGAATTGTTAAATTTTACAGACGAAAAAAGAGAATTATTAAATCATATTGACGTGTTGGTTGACGGAAGATTTGAAATACAAAAAAGAGATATTAGCCTCATGTTTAGAGGTTCTTCTAACCAAAGAGTTATTGACGTGCAAAAATCTTTACAAACAAACGAAATAGTGTTAAAATACGAATAAAAGGCTGATAATCAGTCTTTTATTTTTTTAAAAACTTTAAAAAAGGTATTGACATTTTACTACACTTATGATACTATATACTCAAAGATAAAACAAAACTTTGTTGAAAGAAAGAGGTAATGAAAATGTTTAGAAATCCTAATTATGAGTGGATGTTAGATTATGACGAATATCAGGAGCCATTTTTTGGTTCTTTATATTGGGTATATATGTATCATAAAATTTTCAATCAGGGTACTGACGAAGACCGTTATAAGATGGAAGAATTGTATGACAAGTATCAGAGCCATGCACCATTCCCATATAACATTATCACAGGAATTTTTGAATTCGGTGAGGTATATCAAAAAGTTGTACAGACTATGGTATATGACAATGTTATGGAGCATTACAAGGACGAGAGTGCTCGTAGAGACGAGTCAGAAGCCATTGTTCGTGAGAAGAAGTATAATGAATGTACTAAGAAGCTTGAAGTATTTACTTGGGGCTATAGTCATACCGAAGCAGAAAAACAGGCAACTCTTGATGCTAACAGACTTCGTGCAGAGCATACCGAAGAACAGAAGCAGTTTGATATGGATGTAAATTTGGGAGTTCCTATTCAGTATGGTAGCGGAACATACTTAAAGAATAATGTACGTATTTTAAAAAGAGACGACCTTGAATTTACCAAATATGGTCGCAAGATTGGCGTTCATGGTATTCTGTTCGATATGTACAAGGGATTTTACCTTGCTGCGGTATATGTTGACGGTGAATACGACGAAAACGGTAAGCAGGTAGTACATCAGGCTTGGGACACTCGTTATGCAAAGATGAATCCAAAAGGATTGCAGATGGACGGAATTGAAGCACGCTATCGTCTCTTTATTGACGAAATTAAAAAGAATATTAATACCCATTGCGATTTAAAATTCTATACTAATCCTTATAACTTCTCCAATGTTCAGATTAAGGGTACTAGCTTGACTAATATAGCTAATTCTGCTAAGGCTAGTCGTAGTTCTCGGTCTGCTAAAACCACTAAAGTCAGCAAGAAGAATAACGTTGATATTTCAAAAATCAACAAGGCTCTTGGTCTTGAAAGTTCCGACGATGATTTGAATGGCGATATTTTCTAAAAAAGTAAAAAAGTGCTTGTTTTGAGCAAGCACTTTTTCTTTGTTAACTTATGACTAAATTCCTATATAATAATCCTTATATGTTGTACAATCAATCGTTTTTTTGGCATAAAAGGAAAATTATATAGGAATTTTTATTTACTATAATACATTAAGTCGCCAAAATTATCTCCCAGAAAACAACAATATTTGTTTACAGAATTTCTATTAATATTATGAAAGCTCAAAAGCTCCAAATATATATTTTTTTTGAGAGGTGTTACAAAAATGTATTTTGTAGGTCTAATGGTCACTGCCGTAGTTTTGTACGCAGTAAATCTCTATTTTGAAAAACGTAACGACGTTGACGCTTTGAGTAGAGAAGTAGAAAAGCAAGCATTGGCACTTTTCCTTTATGCGGAAAAACAAGAATGGGTTGGTGAAAAGAAAATGAAGTTTGCTGTAGAAAAGCTTATGGATTTGGTAGAAGATACCGTTCTTGCTAAAATTATCGGCACAAGTACTGTTGAAAAATGGATGCAGAACCTTTATGATGAAGTAAAGGCTGAGATTGAACAGATTGTAAAATAAAATCACCCATCATACATCTATTTTATTATAGGTTTTATATATTGTGTTTGTAGATGTATTTATATCTGCAAACACATTTTCTAACTTGTCCACTTTTTATCAAATTTACCGCAAATATGAAGGTGACGGGAGATGAGAAAAGAAGAGTTCACTAACGAAATTCTGCAACGTATAACTGCTATTGAAACTAATATGCAACTTATCCTTGCTGAACGTCCTGATATGAGGGACGAATTGCTTGACATTGTTACTAAGAATGTGGAAATTCAACGAGATGTTGAGCACAACAGAGAACAAATTGAAGAACTTGAAGCAAAGTTAAACAAGTTTTTCTGGGGCATACTTAGTACAGGTCTTACAATTATCGGTGCTTTATTGTCCTATATGTTTATGAATTAAGCATCAAAAAAAAGGCAGGTCATTACGACCCGCCTTTTTTATATGTCTGAATATTATTGAATTTTGGTACAATTTAGACATATTACTTTCTGACTAATGTAATTCCGATGAATGTTAGCAAATCTTTAACATTCATTGCTTCTAATTTATTGCAAATAATATTATAGATAGAAAACTTTAGATTATCTAATTCTTCGTTCAATTGACCTGCGTCATAATCTGTATTGTTTTGAGTATATTCGTCAGAAATTGGCTGTAAAAACTTAGTAGCAATTGTTTGTAGGAATTCTTCACTATCGCCAAACAAAATGTTTTCTACTAAATCTTTATTGGTAGAAAAACTTACATATACGTCATTGGCAATATCAGTTGCCTCTACATTTAATAATTCACTAGAATAATCGGTTTCTGCAATGGCTAATCTTTTCATTTCTTATCCTCACTTATGATAATAGGTTTCTTGTATATATGTCTTGTAAATTCAACATATATATCGGGCTTCTCGTTAAAATCTGTTTTACAACCGCAATACGGACAATAATGATAATCTAATTTTAATTCCTTTTTGCAATTATAGCATTTTAAATCAATCATAACATACAGTCCTTTGTTCGCAATTATCTATAAAATATATAGATTACTACTGTTATTATATTAATTTAAATTTTTTTTAAAAAAGTTTCAAAAAGCTATTGACATGTTATTGGGGAAGAGTTATAATTAGGTTACAAAGTTGAGAAACAAACAACTTAGAGGAAATGTTAACTGATTAAATTAAACAGAAAGAGGGTATTTTTTATGGCAGCAAATGTAGAGAATATGTTTTATGTGGACGCAGACGGTAGACACGCTCCTTGGCACGGACTTGGTATCAGAGTAATGGAAGCACCTACAAGCGATGACGCTCTCCGTATCGCAGGACTTGATTGGAACGTTCTGCAGGCTGAGGATTACTTCAAGGTGAACGGTGTAGATATTCCAACAGGCAATATTGTTAACTACCGTGACTCCGACAATAAGGTGCTTGGTACTGTATCTACTCGTTACAAGCCTGTACAGAACCGTGAAGCCTTTGAGTTTACCGATGAGCTTATCGGCACAGGTGACGTAAGATATGATACCGCAGGTAGCCTTGACGGTGGTCGTATCGTATGGCTGTTGGCTCAGATGCCTGAGACTTCCATTCTTGGTGACGCAGTAGAGCCTTATTTGCTCTTTGCTAACTCCCATGACGGAAGTTCCGCAGTACGTTGTACCGTTACTAATGTTCGTGTGGTTTGTCAGAACACTCTGAATTTCGCTCTTGAAGGGGCAAAGAGAAGCTTTTCTTTCATGCACAAGGGCGATATTAAGAGCAAGCTTGAGGAAGCACGTAAGACCATTCAGAACGCAAATCTGTACAATGAAGCTTTGAATAAGGAAGCTGAGAAGCTTGTAGCCAAGCGTTTCTCTCGTGAGCAGGTTCAGGCTCTTATGGACACTCTGTTCCCGATTGATAAGGACGATTACTCTAAGGTTCAGCTTGAACACATGGAGCGTATGCGTAGCAACTTCATCAAGATGATGAATGCTGACGATTTGCAGAACTTCAAGGGTACAGGTTGGGGACTTCTGAACGCGGCAAGTGATTATGCTTACCATGCACGTCCAATCCGCATGTCCGAAACCTATAATGAGAGCATTATGAAGAATGCAATCAACGGTAGCAAGTTCCTTGATACTGCATACAAGTTCGTAACCTCCGCAGTAGCGTAAGTCACAAAAAGAAAAGACCACTCAATGAGTGGTCTTTTTTCATTGCTGTAAATCAATTATAAAATTTAATGCATCAGAATCAAAAACAATTTCGGCATATACTTTTTTGCCTTTATGCGTTATTGTTCCGCAGAAACCTTGTTCTGTTGGTTCAGAACTATTACTGTTGTCAATATGCCTACATAACACGTCACCTATCGCATAAATAATATCTTCAGTTAATCCAAAATTTTTAAGCATAGGTGAATATGATTTTACTTCTTTTGTTTTGATAATTAATATGTCTGAATTGTCTGAAAATTCAAACAATTTATCTAAATATTTTGATAAATTTTGTTCTACTTCAAATTCAATGTCCACGTTTATTGAAGTATCTACAGTATATTCATCTAGCGTGGAATATTCTACATTCGCTAAATCTACATTTTCCATAATTTTGCTCCTAACTCCATAAATGGTCAAAGTATTTGCCCATTAGCTCTTTACATTCATTATATTTTTTATTGTAGTCATCGAATTTGTCAATTAACATTTGGTCATGAGTATATACAATTTCTTCGCAGAACCAAATCAGCTTTAATAAGATTTTATCCCATTCTTCTTCTGTAATGTCAGGCGGGTAACTTACAGTTGTATCTTTAAAAGCTTTCAGCATTTTTGGAAGTAAAGCCTTACAAATAGTCATGTCGAAATTATACGTTTCTGTAATTTCAAAATTGTTTTTGACTTTTTCTCTATAATAATCTGTGCTTTTGTCTGTCGCACTAAGAATTAAAAAATTACCAAAATCTGCTTGGTCAATAACTTTCATCCAACTGTAATCTGTAACATGACGATAACCTTTTTTTATATCAGAAGCGTTTATTACAATGTAATGTTGGTCGTTTTCAATTCGCTCTTGTAAACGATTGATAAATTTATCAATGTCTTCGTGGTCGGGATTTTCGACAAGCAACTTATCAAAATAAGTTTCCTCGTCTTCTTCGTCAATAGTGAATGGAGAAAGAAAAGACGCATAAAATAAATTATGCGTTTTTAAAAATTTAGTTTCCTGTTCGCTTGACATTTTCTGATATAATTCGTTAAGCGTCTGTATCTCTTTCGTAGTCAGCATCGTTAAAATCTCCTTCTACTTCTTCAACAGGTTTTTGAGATTCTTTTTTATCTTTTTTATTTTTCTTTTTGGAATTACTTGAATTGTTAGAATCATTAGAAGCAAATTCTTCTCTCAATTCTTGTAAAATTTTGCCAAGGTGGTTTTCACCTTTGCCGTTATTTGTTCCCCAAAAAGTATTTTCCCAAGTTGTTTCGTTAATAAGTTCACCTTCGGTAGCCAAAAGCTGTTCTTTCAACTCTTTGTTGGAGAATTTGGTACGGCAAATTTCCTTCATTAAATCCAACTGTTCTTCGGTAGAGAACTCTTTTGTGGTGTACTTTTTAACGGTAGCGATTGCTTGTGCAGGTAACATTTTACCTACAGTTTTTCTTTGCACGTCACTAGATAAAGATTGAGCCACAAAAGCACAAACAACGTTGTTGTATTCTATACCGTTGTACTTAAATGGGAAATGAAAATAGCTACTCAAAAAATTATATTGTTCTGTAAAACCTTTTACCACACTATCACCTCATTAATCAATATGAACAACGTGGTATTTGAAATGACCTTCGTATTTTTTGTTCACATGATAGACAATTATATTAGATTGCTCTTTAGTCTTTGAATATGCCGTTACGGAAAGAGTTTTTTGCAACTTGTCGTTATATACAATAGTTGTTTCTACAGGAATGTTCAATTCTCTGAGAGTGTCAGCAAGTGCAAATCCGTTTTCTAAACAATCAGCAGTCATAATATAAATAAAAAGTCTGTCGGATTCTATTTTGTCTAAAAACTTTGGTGGGAAATATGAGCCTGTTAAATTTGCAAAAAATACGATTAATGCAATAATCCATTTATCTTCTGAGGTAGAATTAGCCATAATGTCTGCCACGAAGATAAACAACATGGCAGACAAGCTATTACAAATAGAAGACAACAAATACTTTTCTTTTATTAAGAAAACGTTTTTGATAGTGCTTAAAGCACAGTCAAAAAATTTTAAAAAGAAAGTAATTATAATCATGAATTAGTTTCCTCTTGCGTTAAATTTGGGGGCTGAATGAATTCTTCACCCATAGCATTAACCACTTCTTTACAAATTATATATGCAGGACGATATACGGTGTCTTTTATATGGTCGGGTACATTAATATATGCATACTGCCCTTGCTTTGCAATTCCGTTTTCTGTCAATTTCTGTAACAAATGACAGTCAAATACAAAATACTTGTAAATGTGTTTCTCGGAAGGGCTTAATGTACTAAGTTCGCTGTTAATAATATTTCCTATGTCAATCATTGGTCGGGCTTGACCCTGAGAAGCCCCTTGACGATTGAATGTGTTTAATACGTCCCACAAAACCTCGGTGATTTTACAGGAGATGCGGGTCAAAAAATCAGTAATTATTATAGAATCCTGTTTCCAGTCCTGACAAACATCAGGTACTGCATAAGCTACAGCAATGTATTCTGAATCTTCTGTAGTAATAATTAAATTGTGTCGTGTAATCAATATATCCCTAAATGGGTATTTTTCCACTTTTACATGAACATTAAGCATTTTTGTTAAATCAATGTCCACGATTGTATTGTCGTCAATTTTTGTTAATAAATACATTAGTTCAAACCTGCACTTTCAATAAATTTTCGTTCATTTTTCTTTAAATAACGAATGGTTTTTTCAAAATGTGTCTTGTCGCACTTATATAAAGAACGAAGCATGTCAATGTCTTGCTTCTGCACCGCATTGATAATTAAAGGTTTTATTGCCCTAGAAGATAAACGCCCTGCAACGTAATTCTGAATGATTTCAAAATCTTCGTTACTGCAAGAATAATCTGCCCGATTAAGTGACACAGTAGTAGTGGCTTTCTTCTTGGCATTGGAAGAATATGTAGGCTCACAATGTTCCATAACATATTGCATTGATTGTTTCTTCAAACTTTGCGTTGCACCACAATACTGTTTTGGGAAAGCAAAGTTATACATAAACAACAAGTTTTCCTGCTGTTCGTTAGCAACTCTTTCAAGTTCTATTGCCAAATTCTTCTTTGTAATACGGGTCTTGTCATGGACAAAGTTCTTGAATGCATTCAAATCTTCATGAGTATGTGGAACGTTAGCAAAGTATTCATCATCAAAAACGTCCGTTACAATAGTTTTCTTGGAGAAACCATTTATCATACTATTAGTATAATAAGAACGGTTTTTCTTGGACACAGGAGCATTAATGGCTTTTAATTCGCCACCGCACCGACAGGAATATAAATGCGGATTAAGGAAAAGGTCGCTTTTCTCGTCCACGAGGAAAGGCTTATGACACTTAACGCAAGTCATATTGTATTTTACGTCCAAATCACAATTCAGGAATTCACTGCTAAAAGTATCTTCAAAAAATACTCCTTCAATTTTTTTTAATTCTTTTAAAGTGCTTTCCTGATTTTTAAATGTTCCGTTTTGATTGGTGCATACGAGATAACGGATAAACAATTTCTGAATTTTTTTAGAAGTGTTTCTCATATAATGCTCTGAGAATTCTACACAAAACAGATTGTTTTTGGTGTTGTACCATATTTTTACAGGTAATGCAACTTCTTTTCCGAACCCCGCAAAAATAACGTTTGTGGCACAATTCACCCCGTAATCGTAAATATAGGTCACTACAGTTGTTCGAGCCATAGCAAATGCACCCATAACTTCTTCTTGTGTTAATTGTTTTTTCATCGACTAACCGCACCTCTTTTTTATAAAATTTTTAGCAATAATAATATTGTTGTTAAAAATTATATATTGTTTATAAACACATTTTGTAACTTGTGTTTAAGATATTGTATGAATTTAAGTATATCGGTATCTTAAACATTTGTCAATATTTTTTTGCATATATTTTTTTTGTTTATAATATTGAAGCAAAATGAATATATTAAATTATAAGAAAAGAAATAGTTCATATTTAATAAGGAAGGTTTTGTAATGAGTAAAGTAGTCTACATGGTTTTAGGTAATCCACCGATACATGTATTGGCAGACGGGCAACTTATTAAGGAAAACTCCAAATTTGTTTATATAGAATTTAATTCAAAAATATATGTCTATGTTAAAACAGAGGAAAATCAAAATGCAATTGTATATAAAGACGTATATAAAGAGGTAAGTTGTGATGGCAGAATATAAAGTAAAGATTACCAAAACTCAAATTTGTGAAATTATTTTAAAAGCAGAGGACGATGCTGATTTGCAGGAAGTAGTTGACGAAGCTATGTCTAGCGGAGCATTTAACTTTGACAATCAAGAACCAAAATATAATGTGGAGGTGAATGAGCTTGGTAGAGAAAATTAAAGATTTACAGGAACTTTATCAAACAAATCTTGAATTAAAAAAGCAAGAAGAAGAAACTCGCATTGAGTTGGAAAAACTAATTACTTTAGCCGACGCTTATTATGGCAATAATAGACGCTATGCCAACATCATGAGCGGGCTGAGTGGATTTTTAATAGGTGTCGCAGTTACTTTGTTATTCATTTAAAAAAAAGACGTTGTTTTAGCAACGTCTCTTTTTCATTTCTTCTTTTAAAATTTCTTCAAAAGTTTTATTGTCTTCGTCCTGTTCAGTTTTAATGTCTATATCTTGCTTGTTGTTTGAGGTATTATGGTTAATTAATACCGTAGGATTTACAGGAGTGATTCTTAAATAATCATTCATATTATCATCCCCTTCTTTACAATATTAATATATTAAAAAAGAAGAAAAATTAACAAACTCAAAAATTATAAAAAATAATTAAAAAAAGTATTGACAACACAGAACATAAGTAGTATAATTAGAGTACAAAAAGGAAAGTAGGTTAAATATGATTTATGTAACAGGTGATACCCATATTCCAATCGACGTTTCAAAACTTAATACTGAAAATTTTCCTGAACAAAAACAAATGACAAAATCCGACTATGTAATTGTATTGGGTGATTTTGGTCTGTATTGGAAAAAGAACAAGACATTTGAATATTGGTATAAATGGTTGCAAGAAAAACCGTGGACTACTTTATGGTTAGACGGTAATCACGAGAACCATCAGTGGATAAATAGTATGGAAGTAACTGAATGGAATGGTGGCAAAGTTCATAAAGACGGACATATTATTCATCTAATGAGAGGTCAAGTATATAATATTGAAGAAAAAACGTTTTTCGTTTTTGGAGGAGCTGATTCGATTGACAGAATTTACAGACAGGAAGGTATAGATTGGTGGGCACAAGAAGTGCCGAATTTTCAAGAAATCAACGAAGGTCTTGATAATTTAGAAAAATATAACAACTCTGTTGACTATGTTTTAACGCATACTTGTCCATATAGTTTGATAACAAGTATGTTAAAACTTAATCCTAGTGGAATTAATAATGTAGAAAAAATTTTACAACAATTTTATGAAGTGCTGAGTTTTGACAAATGGTATTTTGGTCATTGGCACACAAATTGTAAAGAAGGAAAATTTGAATGTTTGTATAATAATATAGTAAGGTTGATTTAGAAAGGACGATATTTATGTTGATAGATGGTATGGAATTGAAGGATTACGCAGAAAAACGAAAGAAAGAATTTAAGCGTGAAATGGAAAATTGCAATAATAACATTAAAAGAATTGCACGTGATGTACGCAAGGTTCAGGTAAAATATGAGATTCCTTATACTGAAGTCGGTATGGTGGCAGGTGTTTCTCCAGACACAGTTAGTGAATTTTTGCGTGGCAAGACCACACCACATTTATTTACAGCTTGTGCTATTGCTAAAGCCGTAGGTAAATTGAAAAAGATTTATGAGGAACAAAAGAAGAATGATAATAATGCAAAAACAGCAGAATAAAAGCGTATAAAAAAAGCTCGGAGTAATATTTTCCGAGCTTTTTATTTTACTACTATTAATATTGATTGATTTTCTTTTGAATTTCTTTAGTAGTATTTTCATACTCAAATACATTACATAAAGTATTTTCATATAAGTATTGAGCATTCTTCATAATTTTCTTAAAACGTTTTGCCATCGCTTGATTGAGTTTTGCAAAAGCTTTCTTTCTTGCAATAGCCTTACCTTTTGCAATATCAAATTCGTTTTCGTCTTCTTCGTCATACTTGGCGATACCTGTATAAGACTTAGATAATTTTAAAGCGTCTCCATTAATATAAATCATATTATTAGAATACGCTTTTAGTAGATTGTCCAATTTGTTGAGCGGGCAATCTGCAACTTCGTCACCTTCAATGGTGCATGTAATGATTTTTTTGTCTTCGTCTACATGATAAGTAATCACTTTACAACTACACTTCCTTTCTAATATAGTATATTCAAATAAAATCAATTTGTAAAAAAAATAAAAAAAGTTCAAATTACTATTGACATAATGTTAAAAATATGATACTCTATATACAGAGTTAAACAAACGGTTTGTCAAAAATAAATATTAAGAAGGGTATTGACAAACTAAACAGGATATGATACAATGTTCTTAACTTAAAGAAAGAAAAGAGGTAATAAAATGGCTATGTTGAAAACAACAAATTTTGAAATTAATGAAGCAATTAAGGAGCTTGAAATTGCAGAGAACCACTTCAACAATGCTGACCCACAGTTTATTGAAAGTGCATTGTTGCGATTGGCAAGTGCACAGGAAAAGCTCAACGCACTTTTTAAGATGCGGAAGAACGAAACTGCTGTATAGTAAAAAAAGTTGACAATCAAATTCAATTATGTTAGTATAACCAAGTGTTAAAAAACAGGAAAGAGGTAATGAAAAAATGGCAAACAAAAACGTAACACATTCCAAGAACTACATTCAGATTGTACCAAATGATTTTATCAATCTGTTCCTTGATTTGTATTCTCACGAGAATTCAATTGAACGTAACCCTGCAATTATGCTTTGGGGTCAGCCTGGTGTTGGCAAGTCTCAGGCAGTAAAGGAAGCTGCACAACTTCTTGCTAAAAAGCTTCATAGAAAGGCAAAGGTAACTGTTGCTTCTCTGTTGCTTATGAACCCAATTGACCTTCGTGGTATTCCTGCCAAGGCTGAAAATGACGCAGGTGAAATTGTAGCTCGTTGGCTGACTCCTGAGATTTTTAAGATGGACGATAGCGACGATGTATTAAATGTACTGTTTCTTGACGAAATTTCCGCTGCTCCACCTTCTGTTCAGGCTGCTGCTTATCAGATTTGTCTTGATAAGCGTGTTGGTGAGCATCAGCTTCCAAAGAATTGTATTGTAATCGCCGCAGGTAACAGAATCACCGATAAGGCAGTAGCATACAAGATGCCAAAGCCTCTTGGCAACCGTCTTACCCATTTTGAAATGGTAGCTTCCGTAGAGGACTGGAAGAAGTGGGCTTACAAGAATGATATTGATACTCGTATCATTGGTTTCATTAACCATGACCATGATTATCTGTGTAGATTCGACCCTTCCGTAGAGGA